GGACGGGTACGCGCCGAACGCCCAGACGCTTCCCATCGGGGTGACCTTGCGCTGGCCATCGACGATGATCAGCCCGGCCTCAGCCGCGAACGCGGCCACCTCCACCGGCGCGTGGATGTAGGCCTGGTTCCCGTATTGCTGGGTCGTGTAGGCGTATCGCTCCAGGGCGCCCACCACGTCCGTGATGAGACCGGGGTCGTAGTCGGCCGTGATGCTTGACGCTTCACCGTCAAGGTTGAGGATGCCCAGCGCGTTGTCCTCGAAGTCCAGACCGGTCCACAGGGCCTCCTCGACAGACGCCTGTTCGGTGTCCTCCAGGCGGCGCCGGACCTTGGCCTCATACTCGCTGGTCCGATAGCCCACCGCGCCACAGTTCAGCGTGGCCAGGGCGACGAACACGCCGGTTTCGACCTCAGCCACGTCCCCGTCCAGGGGCTTGACGGGGGCCGGGGTCTCACCCTCGCCGGTGCCGTAGCAAGCCACGCCGTAGGCGCGCGACTGGCCGCAGGAGACCGGCACGAACCGGAGCCCACCGCCCTCCCCGTGTGCGGGGAGATCGAGCGGACCGCTGGCCGCGTCGAACAGGCCATACCGGCGCCGGAGCCGCTCGGGCGCCGGGACGGTCATTCCGGGAATCAGTGCCATCCGTGTCTCACCTCCTCAGGTGGTTCGGTCCCCGGTCGGTTGATCCTGAACTCACGCCGGGGCGTAGCCAGGGACCGGGGACCGGTCAAGGGGGTGGGTTACGGGCAGCAACCGACGACGCCGGAGACGTCGATGGTCACCGAGTAGAGCCGGGAGTCCGCGCACATCTTGAGGACGTTGAAACCGTCCTCCAGGAACAGCGCCGTGTACTGGTTCTGGGTCAGCAGCGCGTTGTCGTAGACGGTGTCCAGGTTGACCACGTCGCGGACCGGCTTGACCCAGGTACCGGCCGGGTAGGCCAGGAACTGGACGGTAGCGGGCCACGCCGTGATGGCGGTCTGGGCACCCGGGCCGCCGGAGAGGCCGGAGTACGCGTCCTGCCAGTCGTAGACGAACCGGGGCACGGCCTTGCGCGTGGTGAACGCGGCCAGGATCTCCGCGTCCGTCACGTTGATGGCGGCCACACCCTGGCGCCGGGCGAGGGCCGCCCGGATCGGGGCGATGACCCACGCGGGGAGCACGATCTCGATCGTGGCGCCCCGGCCCATGCGGTGCCGGTACTTCATGTCCTCGATCGCCAGCTCCACGGCCGAGAGCAGCGCGCTCGCCGCGTCGTCACCGCTGGCGTCCTGGGCGATGGTGATCGGGGCGCCGGAACCGGCGACGATGCGCGCGATCACGGACTCGTTGACCTTGTGGGCCAGCGCGACCATGGCGCCCTGGCTGAAGCGGGTCACGGCCTCGGGGTAGCCCCGGCGCTGGAGCAGAGAGCCGGTGATGCAGACGTACGCGACGTCCAGCCGGACCTCCACGAAGTCCGGGCAGGGGATCTCGACACAGACCTTTTCGACGCCGTTCTCCACGTCGTACTCGGTCAGGATGACGTCACCGTCGTCCCCGATCGAGTCGTAGATGGTGGAGAAGTTGGGGCCGCCGTTCTCGGGGATGAAGAAGCCGCCCCGGGTCGCCTGGACCTCGGCGATGTCCAGCATTCCGTCCAGCGTCTCCAGAGCGCACAGCTCGTAGATCGTCTCGGACGGCGCACACCAGCCCACGGCGGCAGTCAGGCTCTTGCCCAGGCCACCCTCGCTGACCGGCCGGACCTGGTGCTCCATCGACGCGACGAGGGAACCGCCGGGGAGGCGCTTCTCCGAGGTCGCGTAGTCGAGCACGGCCAGCGCGTTCTTGCCGTCCGTGATCCGCAGCTCGGCGGGGAACTGGCGCTGGAACTGGATGCCGCCGTGCCGCGTGAAGGACTGGCCACCGACCACGAACCGGTTGTTGCCCATGGTCCGGTCGGCCATGTTGCCGCGCCGCGCGGTGCTGGTGGAGTAGCTGGACAGCCGACGCTCGATCAGCTCACCGGCCGCCGCGAACGAGGCCAGCTCACCGTGGACGCCGGGGGCGTCCGCGCTGGCGACCATGACCGCGTGGACCTCGGCCGGGGTCTCGGGCGCCGGGTCCAGGGTGCTGGCCTGCTGGGCTGGGACCGGCGGGGTGCCGCCCGGCTCCGGCGCCGGGACCGGCGTGGGGCTCGGGGTGGGCTCGGGGACCGGCGCGGGCTCGGTCGGGGCGAGACCGGCGGCCAGCTCGGCGCGCGCGGCGTCGGCCTGGGTGGCCAGCTCGGTCCGGCGGGTGTCCTCGGCGGTGACGCTGGCGAACAGCTCACGCGTGGCCACGAGGGCCTCGGGGGTGGACGCCTGGTCACTGAGCGTGGCCTGAGCGTGGGTCCGCACGGTGGCGACGAATGCGGCGAACTCCTCGGCGCTGAGGGCGCCCAGGTCCGCCGGGATGTCGAACGGGAACGTGTACATGGGTCCGCCTTCAGTCGGTCGGGGGCTGATCGACCTCCAGCCGGGCCGAGACCTGACGCTGGCGTGTCAAGCGTCAGGGTAGCACCGGGGCGGCCAACCGGACCCAGATGTCCTCCTCCCCGGGTGTTGACACTTCGCAGTCAGGACGGTAATGTTTGTCCTGTCAGCACGGCACACCGAACGGGAAGGCCCACCAGCCATGAGCACCCAGACGATCGAGCGGAACTACACCCGGAACCCCCACACCGCCCGCTTCCTCCAGACCTTCCACTCCGCCATCGGCTCGAACGGCCGCAACTACCGGGACGACGCGGCGGCGCTGGCCACCGAGGCCGGTCAGGATGACCTCCTCAACCTGGTCCCGGCGGACAAGGTTGCCGACCTCCGCACCGTCCCCCAGGCCCAGCTCATGGAGAAGCTGATCAAGCAGATCGGGGAGCTGGACCTGGAGACCGGTTGCAAGGCTGCGAGCTGGACCATGGGGATGACCGAGCGCGGACTGTGGACCCCGGGCCGCCAGGGCAACGCCAGCGACTGGATCACCCGGCTGATCGGCAAGGAGCGCGAACTCCGCCAGGCGGCGGCCCGCAAGGCCCCGGCCGCCCCGATGGCGGAGGTTGCGGACGGCCGGTACGCGGTGGAGGAGGACGGGACGCTGAAGTTCTTCAAGGTCAAGAACGGCGGTCGCCCGGGGTTCGTGTTCCTGGACATCCAGGCCAGCGACGAGTGGCACGCGGTCCGCAACGTGACCCGCATCCGGGAGATCGTGGCCCTGATCGCCCAGGACCCCCAGGCGGCCATGATCCGCTACGGCCACGAGCTGGGCGAGTGCGGCCGGTGCGGCCGGACCCTGACGGACGAGGCGAGCCGGGCAGCCGGTATCGGCCCGATCTGCGCCAGCAAGTAACCGACCGGGCGGGGGCCGCGAGGCTCCCGCCCACAACCCTCAGGGGAGCAGCAATGGAAGAGATCAAGATCCGCCCGGCTCGCGTGAGTGCCGCCCTGGTGGCCACCGGGGACATGCTCGTGGTCAGCCCGATCGGGGCGAACGGACCCCGGCCCAGCCAGTGGATCGGCGCGGTGACGGAGCACATCATCGTGGAGGAGGTGGAGGGCCAGAAGGTGGAGGAGCCCTCGTCCTGGCGCCAGTGGCGCGTGGCCCGCGTGGACGGGGTCAGCGTGGAGACCGTGCCGATTCCGGCCGATGGCTGGGTCTGGGTCCACCTCCCGGTGGTGGCCGGATGAGCGCGCCGCTGGTGGTCCAGGTGGGCTCCACCATCACCAACGGCTCCAGCGCGCTCCGGGTCCAGGGGCGGGTCCAGCGAGACTCGCGCTGGCGGACCTCGGGCTGGCGCGGCGTGAACGTGGCGCTGGAGGAGTTCGGGGGCAACACCGGCTATACCTCGTTCGTCCCGGACTACCTCCTCACGAGCTGGCGCCACGTGCCGTTCGAGTGGACCCCGGTGGTGGGCGGGGGGCTGGAGGAGCGGTACGTCTGGGCGGCCGGGTGCCGGTGGCTCCAGCGCGAGGTCCGGAAGGTCGCGCCGTGAGCACCACGGCGCGCCCGGCCCGCTGGTGGGAGGACGAGGCCACAGCGCACCGGGATGGCCGCCAGGGGCGCATCGTCTCCCCGGCGGGCCGGTCTGGCGCGGTGATGTGCCCGGCGTGCGGCCAGGAACCGGTGGTCTACAACGGCAACTATTTCTGTGACGGGTACCCGCCGATAGAGGGCGGCCCCGGGACCTGTGACTGGGCGCTGGCGCACCCGAGCACGAGCAAGCGGGACCGCGCGTTCTGTGACCTGGTGGGTCTGGACTATCACTGAGGTTGACACTTTGCAGTCAAGGCGGTAATGTTCTGGGTGTCGGGGGCGCACGGCCCCCGCTCCCGGGAAGGACCACCAGCCATGATGATCTTCTTCTACATCCAGCAGGGCACCGAGAGCCGGGCGCGCCGGGTCGGCTTCAGCACGGAGCCCCAGGCCCTGGCCTACCTCCGCCGGTTCGTGGGAGCGGCCCACGTGTATGAGGCGGCCGTGGACAACCACGACAAGGGCTCCAGCTACGCGGACATCCCCCAGGACTGGACGCTGGTCTGGGACCTGGTGCACCCGCTGTGCGAGCACGGTCTGTCTCTCGACCTCTGCCACGGCCCCCAGCACTACATGTCAGCGGACCAAGAGCGAGCCATGGACTTCCAGTACGCGGACTGGCAGCGCGAGGCATTCGCCGGGATGGCTGACTGACCCAGCACGAGCGAGGCCCGGCCAACCGGCCGGGCCTCCTGCGTTTGACACTTCGCAGTCAAGACGGTAAGGTTGACTCATGAACAACGGGAACGCACACCAGAGCGCATGGTCCGCCGACTTCCACGCCAACCGCTCCAGCAACACCCCGGCCCAGTGCCCGGTGGAGGGCGGTTGCGGCGGTGACTGCATGGCGGTCCACCCCCGGGGCATCGTGGTGGACGCGGCGGGCCGCTGGCGCGCGGTCCCCCCGGTCAACCCGGACGACATGCTCCCGCTGTTCGTGGAGCACTACGCCTGAGGGGACGAGGAAGGCCCCCACCGAACCGGTGGGGGCCTTCTCCGCATCCTGGGCACGGGGGAACCCAGGGCGGCCCGAGGGCCGCGCGCCGCTGTCAGGCGGCGGGCTTGATCACCTTGGCGCCGGGGTGCTTGGCCGCGAACGCCAGGGCGGCGGACTCGCTGGACTTGCTGACCTCCAGGCCACCCGGCAACTTGACCTTGAACGTCCCGCTCTTGCCCTTCTTGCACGCGCATCCCATGGTTACTCCCCTTGTCCGAGCACGCTCGCCAGGGCGGCGCGCTCCTTGTTGGTCTCGGTCTCGATCAGGGCGGCCAGCTCGGCGGCGGCCTCGGTGCGCGCGGCGCGCTCGTCCTGACGCCGCTCCAGGGCGGCGGCCAGAGCGTCCACGTCCACCACGGGCGGCCGAGCGCGGAGGAGGGTCAGTCCGTCCGGGTCCGGACCCAGGGCGGCCGTGAGCGCGGTCTGGCGGCCCGCCACGGAGAAGGTCCCGGGGATGGGGAACCCCGGCTCCGCGTGCTGGCGCGGCCCCGGGGACAGCGCGAGCACCTCCACCAGGCTCAGGCCCTCGGGGGTCTCGCGCCAGTCGCCGGACACCTTGCGCCGGTCCAGGACCGCGCGGTCCGGCGAGTCGGCGGCCAGCACGATGGGACCGGCCACCACGATCCCGTGCTCGTCCGAGTAGGCGCGCACGTGGGCGGCGGTGGTCTTGGTGTCGTAGGCGCTCATGGCGGCGCTGGCGTTCAGCGACAGACCGGCGTGCCGTCCGCCCACCGTGATCCGGCCCGCCCAGACCGTGCCCGCGTCCTCGGTCTCCACCGGAAAGCGGTTGAACCAGGCGTAGGCGCCGGACTCGTCGCGCGGCGCGGTGACGCACACGTCCGCGTACCCGACGTGGCACGTGGACCAGGTAGCGATGTGGCCGAACACCCGGCCGTTCTCCCAGTCCCACGTGATCGGCGTGGGGCCGTCCAGGACGGGGAGGGCGAACGCGTCCACCACCGGGCGCGCCGGGGCGGCCACGCTGGCCACCAGGGCGTGGGCCAGCTCGGTGGTCTCGGCCGCGTGCTCGGCGGCGGCCTCGGTGCCCTCGTCGGTCGGCTCGTCCATGCGCAACGGCCGGGAGGTCTCGGCGAACGCGGGAATGGAGACCAGGGTGGCGGCGCGTACCCGGCCCTCGGTGATCAACAGCTCCAGCTTGGGCTCTTCGCCGTGCTCCTCGTAGTAGGCCTCGATCACGTCCCAGGTGACCGGCTCGTCCGAGCCCTCCATGACCGGCACGCCCTCGAACGAGTCGAGATCGACGCTCGGCCCCAGGGTGCCGTTGGACGCCAGGTGCATGGCTTCCGCCACGTCCTCGGCCAGGCGCGGCATGGCCTCGCGGTCGACGTCATCGAACATGGTTCCGCGCGCCCACACGGCGGTCATCTTGGGGTCCATCCCCTTGGCGTCGGCCGCGTCCACCCAGCCACCGGCCAGCGCGTCCTTGACGCTCAGGACGGCCGCCTCCTGCACGGCGCCCACGGCCACGGCGCCATCGTGGCCACCCTCGCGGGAGCGGACCCACTCGAACGAGAACGGGAGGTCCGCCAGCGTGATCCCACCGTCAGCGAACCGGCGGCCGTCCCCCGTGGAGAGACCGATCGGCGCGAGCATCGTCCGGAACTTGGTACCCATGACTTCCTCCTCCTGGACCAGGCTACCGGGACCGGCGCATCTGGCGGTTGCTGAGATCGACGGACTCCCCGGGCTCCACCAGCAGCATGGTGCACCGGCACTGGATGACCTCCTGCGGCGGGCCGCTGGGGTCGCCGGGGAACCGGAGTTCGTGACCACCCACGACAAACGCGGACCCAACGGGGACGCGTTGCCCCTCGGCCTCGCGGTGGGTATGCCGGGTCCGGCTGTCATCGGTCGCCAGCCAGAACATCTCCAGCTCCTCGTCCGCGTCGGCGGCTACCGCCCGGAACGCGTCGGCCCGGCCAGCGTTCAGCGCGCCGATGGTCTCGGTGCGAGCCACCACCGTGGCGCGATTCGGCCAGCGCTCGGACCCGGTGGTTGACAGGACACTGTCAATGCGGGCGGCCAGCTTGGGGATCGACTCCCCGAGGTTGACCCCCTTGGCCACCTCCCCGGCTACCAGGTCGTAGACCTCCTCGGGGATGCGCACCAGGCGGTTACGGACCTCCGCCAGGTAGGCCGTGACGAACGGCCGCTGGGTCCAGCGGTAGTCCGTACCCAGCAGCTTCTCAAACGCCAGGCCGATGGCCTTCAGGATCTCGCCGCGCAAGATCAGGTCCACCGCGTCCCGCCACATCGGGACCATGGCCCACACGGCGTCCATGTCCGGGCGCCCGTCACCGCGCAAGATGCGCCGCGAGAGCTGGACCAGCCAGTCCGAGAGCGCCGCCCACACGGCCGCCCGGATGTCGCGCTCCACGGTGGCGGCCTCCAGCCGCGCGTCCAGGCGCTGGGGCAACCAGGGGTCACGGCCCTTGCCGTCCCACACCGGGCCGGTCACGCCTCCACCATGCCCCGGCCCCGGTTCGCCACCGTGAGAGCGGCGTACAGGAGGTCATCGTGGTGGCGGATACCGCGTGTCAGCAGCTCGATCACGTATCCGGAGAGCAGGGCGCCCAGGTCGTCCGCGTTCACCCCGAGGTCCGAGGCCACCAGGGCCACGTGGTTCCAGGCGCCCTCGGTCACCCGGTTGGCCTTCTCCAGCGGGATCGGACCCACGTGGTGGTGGAGTTCGTGGCGCGGCACGTCGGACCAGCGGCCCCGGCGCTCCTGTGGCGTGGTGAGCCGACCTCCGGCCAGCTCCAGGGCGCGCATCACCATGAGCTTGGCGCTGGCGTTGAACACGACCTCAGGGGAGGGAGGAGCCACCACGCGGACAGCGGTCAGCTCCCGGATGCGCGCGTCCAGGGCGGCCGTGATGGCGCGCGCCTGGTCCGGCTGGTCCGGGTCCTCCCCGCCGTTCGGCGGCCCCTGCTCGATTGCCTCGGGGTCGTCCGCGTCCGGGTCGCCACCGTCCGCGTTCTGGTCCGCCGTGGGCGGAAGGCCCACGCTCTTGACGTTGGGCAGCCCGAGGAGCCGCTGGACCTCGGGGTCCAGGATCAGGTCCGGCTGGGTGGTGAGCAGCTTCAGCACGATCTGGGCCGCGCGCTCGGCCATGCTCGGCATCTGGTCCGGGCTGAACGCTCCGGCCTTCACCACCTCCTCGTCCTTGATCAGGAAGCGGTCATGAAGCTGGACCGCCTCGTCCAGGCGGTTGGGCTTGGCGGCCAGGCTGGACGTGTCGAACGCGAACGCGTAGCGCTCGGGGTTCGGGTTGCCCATCGACTCCAGGGCGCGCCGCAGGAACCCCCGCGTGAGCGCGTCGGCCACCAGGCCCAGATAGCCCTTGATCCACCGGATGCCCTCGTCCGAGATCAGCCAGGCGGTCCAGTGGTTGGCGTCCGCGATACCGGTCAGCACCTCGGCCGGGATCTCGGCCATGCTCGCCACGCGACCGATGGCCTTGTCTTTCATCGGTGCGATCTCGGCGGACAGCTCGGACCAGAAGGTCAGCGGCCGGATCTTGTCGATGTGCTCCAGGAGCTGGTCCGGGATGGTCGCCATGATCGGGACCATGGAGCTGGCCAGGCCCTGGTTCTGCATGGACGCGGCGGCGGCGCGCTGCATGTACGCCATGAACCCAGCCAGGCCGGGCGGGTCGCTCTCGTCGCGGGGGAAGTCGATGCCCTCGGGGACGAACATGATGCCAGCGCCGGTCAGCCGCGAGTCCAGCTCGGCGAACTCCCGCTTGGTCAGCAGCTCGATCTCCCGCAACGGCACGATGGCCGAGCGCGTGAATGAGGTCGCCTGGTTGGTGTCGTTGGGGTGCGGACGCCAGCACCGGATGAGGATGTCCTTACCGTCCTCCAGCTCCAGCTTGCTCCCCCCGCGCTGGATGGGCCGCGTCACGGTGACCTTGTCGCCCAGGCGCTTGATCGCCGCGCCGGTCACGACGAACCAGGAGCCCTCGGCCTTCTCGGGGTTGGTGGCCGCGCCCTCGCCCACGATCCAGCACTCGCCACCCACCGCGAGATCGATCCCCGCCAGGCGGAGGTTGTCGTCCCGCTGGCTACCGGTGCCGAGCGGCACGGCGGCCAGGCGCCGGATCGCCTGGTCCTGGACTTCGCCCTGCTCCTCGCCGGTCTCGTCCACCTCGGTCACGTAGAGGCGCGCCTGGGACAGCGAGTCACCCACCCGGCCGGAGAGCTTGGTCAGCTCACCAACGATGTCGTAGAGGCGCCAACCTTCGGTTTGCCAGGTCGTGTTCCCGAACTTCCAGGTGGCCCACGAGGAGCCCTCGCCCAGCTCCACCATGGCGGTGGCGCCAGCGAGCGCGGTCCGGCGCTCCACTTGCCTGTTGCCGAACGGGTCAGGGTCGCGCTCGATCGTGGTGGCGCGCGGTCGACGGAGAGCCACGGGCGGTTACCTCCCCAGGTTGTGCGACATCCCAGTGACCTGGGAGAAGGCGAGCATGAGCGCCGGTATCAGCATGACGGGGTGGTCTCCGAAGAACCAGACCAGGGGAGCGGCAACGGCCCCGACCCAGATCGAGACGCACCAGGGGCACTGGATCAGCTCGGCCACGAACGCGCCCAGGGTCTTGGGCCGGTTGTCCAGCCAGCCCAGGAGCGTGTCTCGCGCGTCCTCGGTGATGCCGTCCGCTCGGATCAGGCCGTCCAGGCGCATCACGGCCAGGGCGTAGATCAGGAGCTGGAGCCAGGCCGGGATCGTCATGTGCCACATCCTACGGGGTCAAGGGGACATCTCGGCCCCGGTGGCCGTGAGGCGCGCACCGGGGCCGGGCTGACAGTGCACTGTCACCGGCGCTTGAAGCTCCGAGCGTTGTTGTTCCAGGGCGCGCCGATGCCGCCGCTGGTCTCGGGGTAGAGCGTGCCGACCGGCCAGGTCTGGCAGAACGAGCCGGTGTAGAGGCTCCAGTAGTACCCGCCCTTGTTCGTGATGTAGGACGTGGCAGCACTGGGGAGGACGTGGCACTCACCGGGCGAGGTGTCCGCGCTGTCCATCGACCAGATGGACGAGGTGGAGCTGGACGTGTTCCAGAAGCAGATCCAGCCGTTCTGACACGAGCCCACGGCCTGGGCCGGGGTGGACGCCACCAGCGACCCGGCGACGAGCGCCAGGGCCACGGCGAGCGCCGCGAAGAACTTGCGCATCACGTGCTCCTTCCTGCGGCCGGGGCGGTCCCGGCGCGCCCCCTACCTTACAGGCGTACGGCAACGAAACGTGCACCGTTCTTGCCCCGGCGTGAAGGTGCCACCCTTAGAACACCCCCCGGGGGGGACCGGGGGGAGCGGGGGGACCACCTCCAGCCCTATTCCCCTATACGCGTGTACGCGCGCCGCAAGGCAAGTTTTTTTGATACGTGTATAGAGAGACGGTCCCCCCGGTCCCCTCAGTCCCCCCGGCAATGCCACGGACCGCGCGCGTGCGCGAGTACCACACGCTCCCCAGGGTGCGTCAATAGTCCTTTTGGCTAGTCATGGTATGACGCGCGTTCCGTGCGGTGGCACACAGTCCATGAGCCGTACGCCGTATGGGGAGGTGGCCAGGTCTCGATCAGCGGGGGCTCGGCGGGTCGCTGGATGGATCGGTCCGGGCCGCGCGCCGCCGCTCGCTACGCCACGGCTCCCGCTGGGACTGATCCGCCGTGCACCAGAACCGGCCCAGGCTCGCCGAATCGTGAAGGTGTGCACGGTGCTCGCTCCGGTCCGCGCACAGTCCGTCCGGCTCCTCGCCCGTGCCCACCGCCTCGTCCAGCGCCGCCAGAAACCGCGCCGGGGTCACCACGATCACGTGTCGTCCTTGCGCGTGCCGTAGTCCGGGTCATAGTGGCGCCGGTACTCCTGGCCCAGGTCGGTCTGTTCGGTGGTCCGAGGCCTGGCCATGGCGCGGCCCACGTTGCGCTTCTTGCACCAGACGCACGACCCATCGGTGCCCGCTCGGTGCCCGCTGACCGACTCCGGGCACTCCTGGTTGCGGGGCTTGGGCTTCTTCTTGTCAGCCACGGGGCACCTCCGGCATCCATCCGGGCGGGGGGACCAGGTAGCGGACCCGCTTGCCCTCCACGTGCTCGGTGCCCTCGAACGTCCAGCCCTCGGCCAGCATCTTGGCCACCAGCTCGTCCGCGTTGCCGTCGACCACCACGGCGGCCGTGACGTCTCGACACTCCACCAGGTGCTCCACCAGCGCCTCAGCGCCGGTCTTCCTCTCGTCGCTCATGTCCTCTTCCTCCGTCGCTCGGCGTGCGTGCCCTGCATCTCCAGCCACTGATCCCCGACCATCCGGCCGCACCGGCGGCCCCGGCTCTCCCCACACCTCGGGCAGTCCTGGGCCAGGCGCAACGGCACCCAGGCATAGGCACCGTTGCGCCGCCCTCCCTGGGCGCTCACAGCCCCACTGTCGTGAACGAGGTAGACCCGGCCCTGATCCACCCCCCGAGCCCACCGCGCTCCGCCAGCCACACCTCCACCGCCGAGCACGAGTAGCCGTTACCCATGCGCTCGTGCAGGATCGTGTGGTCGTTGACCTGGCACCGGTGACCCGGCGGCGCGATCTGCTCGCACCGGTAGATCTGATCGGCCTTCAGCCCACAGCACTGAGCGGGGAGCCGGGTCTTTCGCACCTCGTCCCACGGCCCGCTGATCTGACAGACGTACGGCACGGCCGGACCCTTGTACAGCCAGCGGTTGCTCATCGCTTCCTCCCCCTCGTCGCGCCGCCAGTCTCGCTGTTGCACGGACCGCACGCGGGCCGGATGTTGTCCCGCCGATACGTGCCGCCCTGGCACCCGGGCTTGATCCGGTCCACCGTTACGGTGTCCACCGTGAGCAGCGCGCCGCACCGGTAGCACCGGCACGCGGGCTGGGCGCCCTCGGTGCCCAGATCCACCTCCACGGCCATCGGGCCGTGGAACAGCTCGATCACGATCACGTCCCGGTTGGCCCGGAAGCAGGCCACCAGCCACTCCCGGCGGCGCCGCCTCTCGGGGCTGCCTCCCCGGGCGTTGCGGTTCGTGGTGCCGCGCCGTGCCAGAGCCTTGCCCTGCTCAGGGGAGGTATCGCCAGTCCCCTGGTAAGGACTGGCTAGTGGAACATCGGTCCTTACCGGGTACACGAAGTCCAGCACGTCCTGGACCGTCTCCATCCTGTTCACGTTCACTGCGTGGCCAGGAATCGAGGCGTGTTCTTGGCGGTCACCTTGCGGCCCTTGCCCCGGTTGGACCGGCCCATGGTGCCCGCGTGCCAGCCCCCGCACTGGGAGCAGAAGTAGGTGTTGGTCTTGTCGGCCCGCCAGATGCCCGCGTTGATCAGGCTCCAGCGCTGGGCCTCAGCCTCAGTCTGGGTCGGGTAGCTCTTCTTCGGCTTGTTCCGGCTGGAGCACTTGGCGAGGTATCCCCGGCTCATCGCTTCCACGCCCGATCGTGCGCCGCGTGGGTCTTCTTGACGGCATCGGCCAGGGCCTTGACCAGCTTGTCCACGGTGAGGTCCGGGAGCTGTCCGTCCTTGTGCTGGCGGACCAGCTCGTCCACCGCGAACGTCAGCCCCAGCAGGGCCAACCGTCCAGCGTCCGCCCGGCGCTGAGCCGAATCGAACGCGGTCACCTGAGCTTCCAGACCCCTGATGACCTCCCCGTGAGCGTCACAGTCCAGGGCTCGTGCGCTGGCTTCTCGGACCGACCGATCTCTGTCGGTTCGGGCGTGGGTCGCCTGGTCACCCAGGAAGTCCACGTACGTCACGAGGTCCACGACCTCGGCGGTGAGCGCCGGTGCTTCTCGGATGATCTTCCGAGCGCTGGTCCGCACGTACATCGACGTGGCGGCCAGTTGGATGTCCGGCCCGTCGTAGAACTCCGAGCGCTGGTCCAGGTGCTGTCCGGCCTGGTGGACCGGTACGTCCTCTCCGGAGCACTTCAGTCGGGAGCACATCACCGCGTGCTCCGGTCGGCTGGGGTCGTATCGGTTCGTCATCGTCATGCGACCTACCTTACCGTCATCACTGCAAGGTGTCAAGCAAAAAGGCGGACCGCGTCTCCACGGCCCGCCTTGTCAGTGCAATGTCAAGGGCGGTCGCCCCAGTCGTTGCGCACCCGGCGCGCCTGGCGGGTCAGGTTCCTGGCCTGCTCGCTCAGGTTGCGGGTCGGCCCGTCGTACTCACCGCGCAACGGCACCGGCACGCGCTGGAGGTGGGCGGGCTCCGTACCGGTGGGCTGGGTCGCCACCGGGTCCGGCTCGGCCACGTCGTCCCATCCGGGCAGCGCCAGCCTGGCACGGACCATGCGCGTGCCCTCGTCCTCGATCGGCCGCAACTCTCCAGCCCGCTCGATGTCGGTCAGCATCTCGGCCAGCTCGTCCAGGCTGTCCGTCCACTCCCGCTCCCGGGCCAGGTACGGCGGCGCGCCGGTCCAGCCCTGGACCAGGTACCGGTGGGCCGCGCCGTCCCAGCGCACGGTCAGCTCCTGGCTGGGCTGGTCACCCAGCCACGTCCCGGTGTTCAGCACGCGCTCCCGGCGCGCCCGGTCGGCCGCCGCTCTCAGCTCATCGGTGACGATCTGGCGCTCGGTCACCCTGACCACCACCTGGCTGGTCATCAGCACCCCGAGCACGATCCCGAGGAGGCCCCCGGTCAGGTGCCGCTGATCGGTGACCGGGCCGGTGATGACCCAGAAGGCCAGGATGATCACGGCCAGGGTGGCCGCGCCGGTCACGACGATCGAGACCAGGGACGGGCCTCTCTGTGTACGCTGGCGGTGGTTGCTCACGTCGTCCTCATTCCTGTCAGGTTGCGGCCCCTCCCCTCGCCAGGGAGGGGCCGTGGTCGTCTCTACAGCGCGCTCTCGTGGCCGTCCACGTGCGCCTGAGCGTCCTCAACGGCCCGCCCTTGCGCCCACCGGTGCATCGGCCGCCCGCACTGAGTGCAGGAGCCGTGCCAACCCCGGGCACGGCCCGGTGTCCCCGGGGCCACGTACTCCAGGATGATCGAGATCTCCGGGTCCTCGTCGTGCTGAACCAGTAGCTTCGCCATGGGTTGCACGTTACCGTCATGACTGCTAGGTTGGCAATACCCCCGGCGGACAGGACCGGGGACGAGGGGAGCAGACATGCGCGGCAGTGTCGTCAAGGACAACCTGACCAGGGTCATCCGGGTGGACCTGGAGGACGTCCCGGACCTGGACATCACCACCTATCACCGCAAGCCCCGGATCTTCCGGCCGGACCACGTGTCCATCACGCTGGCGGACGGCACGGTGAGCCGGGTCAGCCTGAGCGGTTACCTGGTGCTGAAGTCCGGGGGCACCTCGGACGCCGTCCGGGACAGCAAGCGCTGGTACGGCTCCGAGCTGGGCAGCCTGCCCAAGTGGCTCCAGGCCATCGTGACCGACGCCCCCAACGGGGTGACCACCTGGCGCACGGCCGAGACCGAGGCAGCCTGATGGCCAAGGACAAGGGCAGCCCGAGCCGGGGCCAGGACGGTTCCAACCACGGCAAGGCCACCGGCTCCGGCGGTTCCGGCACCGGCCCTGGCCGCGTGAAGGGCTCCGGCCGTGACGCGAACCAGAGCGGCGGGGGCACCGGCTCCGGGGGCAAGAAGTGACCACCGAATCCAACGGCTCCGGCACCAGCCCCGGGGACAAGAAGAAGTGACACCGGGATCTGGGCCGGGCCGGGGCTGGTGGCGGCCCCGGCTCGTCCAGCTCTTCCTCTGGCACTATCACGGCGTGCACGAGGTCCGGGGGTACCCACGGGAGGGCCGGACGGTAGCGACGATCAGGAGGGCACGGCGGACGTGAGGACGTGGGAGTGGTGGTGGCGCCGGTATGTGCGCTGGCACTGGATCGGCCTGGTGGAGCGGGTGAAGTACCGGCGCCCGGCTGAGGTTGACACTTCACAGTCAACACTGTAATGTAAGACCCAGAGCGGCAAGGTGCCGCTGGAGACGAGGAGTCATGGCCACCAAGGGATACCGCACCGACCAGGCCAGCTCGGACCGATGGCTGTCCCCCCAGGGACCACAGACCGGCAACGGACACACCCGGCGCGACATCCACGACGGGGTCCGGCTGGAGACCCGGACGGCGGACGGCACCAAGGTCAAGGGGGGTGCCCGGACCCAGGGGAAGACCCAGGCGGAGAAGGACAAGGCCTCCCGGGAGCACCTGGAGCGGTTGGCCAAGAAGAACAAGAAGAAGTAGCCCGGACGCACAAGAGCCCCCAACCAACCGGCCGGGGGCTCTTGTGTCAGGTCAGCGGATCTGGCCGCTGTTCAGCGCGGTGGGCGCCTGGTCAGCCGCCGGGGTGACCTGGGGCCGGATGCCGAACAGCGCGAACGCGGCCAGGATGATCCCGCCCACGCCCGTCACGGCCGCGTCGGACCAGTGCATCCCGTACTCCGCGAACAGCGACGCCACCACACCCACGGCGCCCACGAACAGACCCGGCGCCCACGGCCGCGTGAACAGCGCCGTGACGATGCCAGTCAGCGCCGTGGTGATGGCCACGGCCTGGCCCGCGTTGAGGAAGTCCAGGCCGAGACCCGCTCCCCACGTGAGCACCGCGCCGATGAGAGCCAGCCACAGCGCGGGCTCGCGTCCGAAGATCTTCATCCCGTCGTCCTCCTTTACGGGGTCGTCACGCTGAGCGTGCCGCCCTGGATGTTCAGCGTGCCGGTGAGCGCGCCGTTTGCTCCGGGGGTACCCGGGTCACCCTTGGGGCCGGTCTCGCCCTTGGGGCCAGCGGGGCCGGGGCCACCGGCCGGACCAGCCGGGCCACGTGCACCGGCCGCGCCGTCCGTACCGGCCCGCTTGTCGGCCAGGGCGGCCAGGAGCCGGAACCCGTGCCAGCCCGTGATGGACGCGGCGGCCCCCGTGGTGGGAACGAACCTCTTTCGGCTCGCGTTGACGGCCGCCTCCATCTTGGGGCCGTAGTCCCCGTCGATGGCGCCCGGGGAGTTGCCGGTGTCGGCCAACACGTACTGCCAGAACGTGACCTCTTCACCCTTGTCGCCCTTGCGTACCAGCATGGTGTCCACTCCTCCTCCGCCAGCGCCCCGGACCGAGGCCAGGCCCAGCGTGCCGTTCCAGTTGTCAGCGGTCTGGGTGTAGTCGCCGCTGGCGTGCAGGTGCTCATCGTGCGTGTTGGCGCCGGTGTAGGCGCGCGTCTCCCAGCCCGTGGAGCGAGCCCAGATCCGGCGCTTGTAGATCAGGTACCGAAACGGGACGTACTCCCCGGCCCTGGCCTTCTTGACCAGGAACTGGACCACTCGTTCCATCCAGTCGACGGACGAGCCGGGTACCAGATCCTTGTCCACGTCGATGGCCCGGACCTCGTCCAGCGAGTCCCCGTCCTTGTACTCGGCGCGGCCGGTGCGGTCCGGGTTGTGCCCGGACGTTCCGCTGGAGTGCGACGAGTCGCCCAGCCAGCCATCGGTGGCCTTGTCCCGGGTGCTGAACACCTCGTTGAACTCCGCCCGGACCCTGGTCAGGCCCTTGGTCAGCACGGCCGCCATCAACCGCTCACCTCGCCCGGCGCCGGTGCGGTGATCATGAGGTTGAACGTCGTCCAGTCCTTCTGATCGTCGTCATCCCAGGGGTCTGGGATCTTCTCGCCGATGTGGTTCTCCGGGTCCTCGTTCGGGCTCGGGTGCGGGTCTCCTGCCACGTTGCCTCCTCCCCATCTGTCACTTCACAGTAACAGCTTCAGCCCCGCCGAGAGCGCCGCGTCCGCGCGGCCTTGCGTGCCATCCGGCTCCGCTGGCCGTGCGTCACCCCCGCGTTGCTGATCCGCGCGGCCTTGCTCTTGCTCATCCCCTTGCGCCTCAGGGCCTTGTACGTCCGGTGGCGAGACTTCGCCACGTAGCCCTTGCGTCCGCCAGCACTCGATACCATGCCGACCACCTCCAGGACCCATGGTCTACCCGCTCAGCGACACGGAGAAGCCCCGGACCTCTCGGTCCGGGGCTCTCGGGTGGGTGGCTCAGTTGCGGACGCTGCGGAGAGCCTGGCGGGTCTCCCGGCGGAACCGGCGGTTGATCGCCCGCTTCACGTGGCGGACCTCGCCCCGGCTCCAGCACAGCTCCCGCCGGTGCTCGATCGCGTCGACCTCGGCGCCGCTCTTGGTGGAGGTCCGCACGTCCAGGTTGATCTCGGTCATGGCTGGTGGGCCTTCCTGCTCTGTGGAGTTGTTCCGTGCTGCTGGAGACAACCTTACAGCCATGACAGTGAAGTGTCAACCGGGGAGGGTCACCCGTGATTCATCGTCGCCAGAACTAGGCCACGCTTGGCCAGCTCATCGTTGATCGCTCGGACCCGGCGGTAGACCGGCCCGTCATGCTGACGGGTCTCCACGTAGGCCTCGGTCAGCGCCTTCTGGCCGGACGAGTAGTCCACGGCCACCAGCGAGTCCATGCCGATCATCCGGGCGAACCAGTCGGCCGCCGTGCCCACGCCGGTGCCCCCGGCGCCGCGCGGCCCGGTGTACTTCTCGCCCACCGCAGCGATGATCGCCCGGTCCAGGCTGGCGTACAGCTCGCCGAACTTGGGCTGGCCCGCCCGACTCCCGCTCTCCACCAGCGACCCGTCACCGAACGCGAACAGCGGGCGGCCCTCGTTCTCGCCGGTGAACCCGTGGTCCTCGATCTCGTAGAACGTCCAGTCACCTACGGTCCAACGGTTAGGAAACCTCATAGTGCCTTGTCCTCCTCGGGCTCGGTCGGTGCGGGGAACGTGGCCAGGCCCAGCTCGGTGGCCGCGTCGTTGATCATGTTCCGGAAGTCGCTCGGGGCGAACGTGCGCCAGCACTCGGAGCCAGTGTTCTCGCCCCGGTGGCCCATGGCCTCGTGGTTCTCCTTGGCGCCCTGGACCCAGCCGTCCAGTGCCTGGAGCACGGTGGACAGCGCCTGGCGCGCACCGGTCGTCTCCGGGTCTTCACCTCGCTGGCGGCCCCCGGCCGCCGTCTTGGTCACGGTGCCGTCCAGGTCCCGGGAGATCGACGCCACCGGCGCCGGGCCGTATCGCTCGTGCGGCCACCCGGTGCGCACCGGCGGCATGGCCGGAGGAGTCGCCACGATCGGAGGACGTCTCCCGAGGACAACCTGGCCGGTGGTCGTGCTGGTCCCGTCCAGGTGGTGCACGGTCAGCGGCTTGGGAGCGGCGGCTGGGGGCTCTGGCATCCGCCCCAGGATCTGGTGGAGTACGACCATCAGGCCGTTGTACTGGCTGGAGTTCACGACTTCTTGCCCTTCTGGATGTCCTCGATCTTGTCGATGACCTTCCCCAGCAGGGTCTTGCTCCTGGGCTTGGGGCCGTTGCCCCAGGTGTGCGGTCCGTGGGTGGCCCGGGGGTCTACGCGGAACCCCGGGTGTGTGTTCTTGTCCTCAGCCATGAGCGATACATTACCGTCATCACTGCAAGGTGTCAACCGTGACGATGCACGGTCAACCGAGGGGGGACAGCCCGGTGGTCGGCATCACGCCCACCGGCGCCGCGAACGTGCCGGAGCCCTGGTGCCGGTCGGCCCACATGCTCATGACCACCGCGTCACCTCGGTCCGGGGATCGACCGAGCCGGGCCACCACGTCCTCCTTGGTCTCCACCTTGTACTTCGGGGGCAGACCGGTGGTGATGTCCCAGGTGGGAGTAGTCAGGTCGCTGATCATCAGGTCGTCTGGGGGGAGCGCCAGCGTCGGGGCGTACTCCGGGTCCAGCAGCTCGCGGAGGTGCCAGTACGCGGCCGATCGGACATTGACGAACCCGTACTTGCCGGACCGGTCCCGAACCGTGGTCTTGCCGGAGCCGACGTAGGCCAGCGGCTGGGTGTGCATCTCGCGCATCCGGTCGTAGACTCCGGCGCCCACGCCGATCACGTCGATGATGGCGCGGCCGTCCAGGCCCTGGAGCATCCCCACCGTGGCCATCGTGTCCCGCTTGCGGTGACCCTCCAGCCAGATCACCGGCCCGTCGCGGTGGGCCAGGACCGACTCGTCACCACCGCGCCCGACGTCGACACCGGTCCAGAGCGGCCCGCCCATCGACGGCCGCCCGGCCCGGTCCCAGTCGTGCCAGCGCTCAATGGCCGCTTCCAGCCAGGCCAGAGGGATCACGCTGTCCTCGTCGCTGGCGTGGAACTCACCCAGCACGCGGTTGTGGTAGACCGCGCTGTCCGCGCCCCACTGGAGGCGCCGCTGGTCCGCCCACTGGCGCGAGATCCGGCCGCTGGCTATCGCCTCGTCCAGCGTCACGTGGCGGGTCCACCAGTCCTCCAGCCCGGGGGCCTTGCGGTGGATGTCGTAGAACCGGCCGGACGGCGGCCCGGGGGTGCTCATGGCGAACGCGTACGCGTTGTCCGGGGTGTCCAGGCCAGCGTTCGAGAAAGCGCCCTCGATGGAGTCCCAGGTGGCCGGGGGCACGATCTTGGCCTCGTCCAGGAGGTAGAGCAGCTCCTCGGCGTGGGCGCCCTCGATGCGCTCCGGCTGATTGCTGGCCACGGCGGTGGCCGCGCCGTACGTCAGCTTCAGCCTGAGGTCCAGCAGCTCGGACCGGGGATTGAACGGCGCGCGGCCCAGCGTGGTGAAGTCGATCCGCCCAGCCCACTTGTGGATCTCAGGCCACAGGTAGACCTCCAGGTGGCGCCACGCGCTGGCGGTCGTGATGATCTTCCAGTCCCGCCCGGCCAGGTCCCGGGTCGTGGCGAACCAGTTCACGAGCACGGCGCCCATGAACGACTTCCCCAGGCCGTGCGGGCCGCGCACCGCGACGCGCCGCCGGACGGGGAGAGCGTTCAACACCTCCCCCTGGTAGCCGGTCAGGTTGACCTTCAGGCACTCGTCCGCCCAGGCCACCGGCGAGTCCCGCCACCGGGTGAGCCGGGAGCGGGACAGCACCTTGCCAGCCAGGTCAACGATCACTTGGGGGTCTCCCCGCTCATGGCCCCCATGTCGATCGAGCCCAGGTGAGCCTGGAGCAGGGCCGGAACCCTGGCGGTCTGCTCGGGGCTCAGCGCCAGCTCGTCCAACATCAGCGTGATCCGGGTCGCCACGATGTCCCCCCAGCGCTCCGCGAGGTTGGTCAGCCGGTCGGAGATCCCCATGTCGTGGGCGGTCTTGGCGAACTTGACCACCCGGTCCCGCTCGGCCGCCTCCAGGCCCACCAGCGCCCGGACCTCCTCGGACACGGCGTAGATGTTCCCGTCCTTGCCAGCGGCCCCGAACCGGTAGCCGATCAGGCCGGACTCCTTGGTCTCGCCCCCGGCGTCCAGGCCGTCCGGGTCCGGCTGGTGCTCGGCGTTCGTCACCTGGCGCCGCAGGAGTTCGGAGTACGCGGCAAGCCGGAGCCAGCTCATCTGAAGCACCCCGAGCACGGCCATCCGGTAGTCCATCGTCTCGGCACCCTTGCCGGTGGCGGACCAGGCCGTGATCCGGGCCTCTCCCTTGGCTCGCGCTACCTCGGTGCGGTGGCCCGCGTGGATCTTGCACGTGGCCAGTCCCCGGATGGCGGGGGCGTGGCACTGGCCCCGGCCCTTGCTCCGGTTCTTCGTGCACTCCAGCCGCTTGTGACCCTCGTCGGTACACCAGCGCGCGCCGCCGGGGTTGTTCTCTGGCCCGAGCCTGATGTAATTCCGCATGGTGTCATCCTAGCTGGAGGTCGGGGGGCATCACGACCTGGACGCCATGGCGGTGAAGAGATCGACAGATCATCTGTCAACGCACCGAGGCCCGGCCAGGGGACGGGGAGTCAGCCTGGCCGGGCCTCGGGCGGGGCGGCCCGTACGGGTAGGCCGCGCCTGTCAGGTTACCTCTTGCGCAGCGTCGCGCGCTGCCCGCTGGTCAGAGTCATCTTGTAGCGGTTGACGTGCTCGCTCATCAGGTTGCCGCTCCCCGCGTGGGCGAGCCCGTGCTGGTGGCCCAGCTCGTGCACCAGCAACCAGGTCCGGTTCTTGTCGTAGCGGTACCAGGTCCGGAGCGTGCCTCTGTTGGCCTTGCCGGTGTCGACGGTGATCGTGGAGCCCTGGGACCAGCCCACGGGACCGTCCACCCGGCCCTGGCGCACGGTGATGCACCGGTAGGCCTTCCTCGTGCACCGGCTCACCAGGCGCATGTCCGAGGCCGTGTAGCGGTCGAGCCACTTCACGGCCGCACTGACGCGCCACTCCTTCGGAGCGATCTTGTCCACCACCTCGATCACGCGACGGTTCGGGGGAGTGACCTTGGGCTGGCCCCAGGAGATCGAGAAAGCCACCGGCGCCATCCCGTTGGGCTTGACGGTCGGCTCCCACCCGTGGGTGCACATGCCGGTGCGGTACCAGCGCTCGGCGGGGATGGCCTGGTTCACCGGAAACTCCACGGCCTCGCCCGGAGTGAGCGTGACCGGCTTGACGAACCGCTGGGGGGAGTCGCCGGTGACCGGCCACTGGACCCATACCTGGCCGCTCTGGTTCTCCCTGGAGAGGTTGGTGGCGGTGATGGTGGCAACCAGGCCGTACTCGCCCACCAGCTTCTTCTCGCACGTCCCCGTGGTGGTGACGGTGACCGGCTGGACAACCGGGGCCGGTGCGACGTCATTACCTGTCAGGGACATCACGGCCATCGAACCGAACACCAGCGACGCGGCGGCCAGGATCATGGCCACCCAGCCCAGGATGGAGAGCTTGCTGGGCTTGCCGGTCCATCCGTGCTGGACCGCCAGCGCGCGCTCGGCGGGGGTCGCCCACGGCGCCGGGCCGGGGCCCTCGTAGACCATCCGGTCCGGCGGGTCGTCGGGAGGAAGCTGTCCGTGGGCAGCCAGGGCCCCCATCGGCGTGCGCATGGGCAAGGGGTTCTCCGGCGTGGAGCCGGGGTGGTACGTGGCGTCTGCTTTGCGGTCGGTCATCGTCATCTCCAGGTTGACTGTGCACTGTCAGGGCGGCGGGGGCCGGTTCGGCCCCCGCCGGTGGATCACTTCTCGTAGCACTTGCTCCAGTCGGTACCAGCCCGGCTCACATCCGCCATGATCGGCACCCCCCGCCACTCGAACGTGAAGGCCTCCACGATCGTGCGCCCGATCTCCTCGGCGCGCTCGATCGGCACGCTGGCCACCACCTCATCGTGGATCTGAGCCCGGAGCATCGGGTGGATCTCGGCGGGGAGCCGGAGGAGTCCGGTCATCATCAGGTCCCGGGCCGCGCCCTGACCCTTCAGCGCCGGACCCTGGGTGTGTGCCCGCTGGGGGTCGGCCCGCATGAGGCGACCGAAACCGTTGTCCAGCAGGGCGCCGGACTCCGCCAGCGCGCGGACCTCGTCCCGCCACTCGATCAGCCGGGGGAAGCGCTCACGCATCGACGTATCGAACTTGCGGACGATCGACGGGTCGATCTCGTTCTCCGTGCTGATCCTCTTCAGGGACTCCCCGTAGTTCCAGCCGTGCCCGATGGCTTTCGCCTCCTCGCGGAACGAGGCAGCGCCGAACAGCGCCACGGCCAGCTCAGTGTGGGGGTCGTCCCGCTTCAGCATCTCGATGTAGCCCTGATCCTGGCTGAGCCCCGCCACCGCGCGCATGTCGACCTGTGAGAGGTCCACCGAGAGGAGCACCTCGCCCGGGTCGGGCAGGAGGATGGCCCGCTCCACGTGCCGACCGTTGCGCTTGCCGAGCACGGTCAGCCCCGGGGAGGTGACGGACCAGCGGCCGGTGGCCTGCTCGAAACCGATCTTCGGGTGGACCCGGCCGTCCGGGCACGTGTGATCCGAAACGGTCTGGTAGACCGAGCGCGCGCCCACGATCCGATAGACGTTCTTGGCGATCTCGCGGACCGCCGGGAGGTGCCCGTACTCCTGGGCCAGGTGCCGCATGTGGTCTCCCGAGGTGTCCAGATCCTTGCTGATTCCGGTCCGCCAGAGGCTGGTTGCCCCGGCCTCGGTCAGCGCCTTGATCAGAGCGTCCTTACCTCCCCGGCTCGCCAGCGGGCTCTTGTACGCCACGCCCTTGGCGTTCTCCAGCGGCACCCCGGCGTGCTCGGCCAGCCAGGACAGGCTCTCGGCCTTGCGCTGGTTCACCCCGGCCACCCGCTCGGCCAGTAGCTCCTGGTCCACCAGGAACCCGTTGTGGCTGATCTGTGCCGCGAGCGCCGCGACCCGGTGTTCTCGCACCAGGTACTCCGGCACGGTCCCGCCGAGCTTCTCCAGGAGCACCGCGTGCAGACTCCGGCTCAGCTCCACGTCCTGGACCATGTAGCCCTGGAACGACACCGCATCAGCGGCCCGGTCCGGGTCCGGGTCGTTGGTGTCGATCGGGATGGCGCCCCAGCCCCCGTACTTCTTGGCCAGGGTCTTGGACACGTCGCTGAGCTTGTCGCCCAGCTCGTGCGTCACGCCGAGCGTGCCCAGGTCGTACTTGCGCTGCATGTCCACGCCCTTGTCCCGGGCCATCGGCGGGTCCAGGAACCGAGCGGCCAGCAGGGCATCAAACAGGCGACCGGCGGCGGCCAGCTCGTGCACCTCGGCCATCGTCATGGCGCCCTCGTTCACCAGCGCGGGGAGGTCGAACGCCATGATGTTGTGGCCGGTGATGGTGCGGCCGATCCGGATGTCGGCGGCCACCTGGCGGGGCACGCTGGTGCCGGGTCCGTCGTACGGGACCACGTCCTCATCGTCAGCGGCGGTGGCCCCGATCCGGACGTAGCCCGGTCCGCTCTTGTAGAGGTCGCCCGCGTCGCCGGTCTCCAGGTCGAACGTCACGACATCAGCCACCTGGATGGTTGACGTGTCGCTGTCAACCTCATACCCGGTCAGGATCTTGAACAGCTCGGGGTCCACCGGCCCCTCGATCTCGATCGTCACCCCCGGCCGGACCTCCTCGTGGCCCTCCCCGTCCGTGTCCTCCAGCGCCGGACCGCGCGCTTCCGCGTGCTCGTTCTCCGGCGCCGGTTCCGGCCGCTCGGGCTCCGGCGTCACCGGCGGCGGGGTGGGTTCGCGCGTGGGGTTCTCCTCGGTCGCCTCGTCCTCGTCCTCCTGGAACACGCGCCACACGCTGACATGCCCGTGGGCGGCCCCGGTGCGCTCGATCCACAGTCCGCTGTACCGGCGCCCCCGGAGCCGGGAGTAGGCCTCCCCCAGGCTCTTGCCGTACCCCTTGTCCGAGGGGTCGTCCAGCTTGGGGGGAGCGAGATACCCGGCCGGGTCACCCATGGCCTTCTCGCGCACCTGGGCGGTTCGGAACGGCTCGTCATCGAACGTCTCTCGCAACCAGCCCAGGTGACCGGCCCAGTACTGGGTGTCGAAATCGGACTCCGAGCGCCAGACCTTCAGGTTGTCCAGGAACCCGGACAGGCCAGCGGTCTGCACGATGCCGCCGGTGATCTTCTCCCAGACCTCGAACGAACCGAACGAGACTCCCCGGGTCGGCCGGGGCTGGCCCTGGGCGAACCATGCTCTCACCAGGGTCAGGATGGCGGCCATCAGCTCGCATCGGTTCTGGCGGGTCCAGCTCAACAGGTCCAGGCCGGACTGGCCCGGGTGCCGGAAGGTCTCGGCCTTGCGGTCCTGGGGGTCCGCGTACTTGGGCCGCAGAGCGATCCGGTAGACCCGGCGCGTGAGGTCGCCCCGCACCTGGACGTTGTTGCCCAGCGACATCCAGGTGATGACGTTGGGGAAGTTCGCCATGGTCGAGACACCCAGGATGCGGTCCTGCCAGGTGGCGGCGGTCAGGGCCTGGGCCAGCGGCGCGCCCTCCACAGTGTGGGCCTCATCGAACACGAAGAACTCCGCGCCGGTGCGGAACGCGGCGGTGATCTGCTTCCGGAGTTCGTCCGCGTCCGGTACCCAGTTCATGGGCTCGGCGGCCGTGCCGGTGTAGACGGTCAGGATGCTGTCCGCCAGGAGGTTCTTACCCACGCCCATCTGGAGGCCGTCGACCACCGCCAGCGGCACCTTGGGGACCATGCCCCGGATGGCCGGGGTGACGATCAGGGCCAGCACGTTGGCCCGGTCCACGTCGCTGTCAAAGGGGAAGTCACCCAGCCACTCGGTCAGCAGGAACTCCCGAGCGGCCGTGATCTCCTCGGGGGTCGGCTCCTCGGGCACCTTCAGCCCGGTGAACACCTCGTCCAGCATGAGCATGGTCCGGGTCGCCTCGTCGTAGCCGGGCTCGGTCGCAATCGTTCCGTCCTCTCGGGCGAACGGCGCGCGGCTGATCCGGTCGAGCTGGGCGAAGTGGTCGGCCCGGCTCAGGGTCGCGGCCATCGTGCCGGGGTCCGGCCAGGCGTAGCCGTAGGTGGTGCCGTTGGCGCCCTCGTTCTCGTTGACCGTGATGGCGGTCTCCTGGATGAGGTCGTGGAACGATCCCCGGTCCACCGGCGCCATCGTGGTGACCTTGCGCCGCGAGATCACGCCACCGTGGCAGAACAGCTCCACCGCGTTCCAGCGGGACAACAGCGCGCCGGTCAGGTCGTTGATGACGCTCAGCCGGTCACGGTTGACCACGATGGTGACCCGGCCGTCATCGGCCCTCGGCGCGCCCTTCTCCTGGCGCTTGCCCTTAGGCTTGGTGTCGGCGGGCTTGGGCCGGGCCTGAGCGATCAGGCGCCGGAGGAAGTCCTGGCGCCGGTCGGCCGGGCGAGCGCCCAGCACATCGTCCAGGCCTGACTTACCTCCCCCGGGGAGGCGACCGAACAAGACCTTGGTGGCCCCCTCCATCACCAGGGCCTCAGCCAGCGCGGTCCCGGCGTCGAACACCTGGGGGTTCTCGGCCGCGTCCGCGTCCAGCACGATCACCACGTCCCGGCCGTCCACCGCCATCAGGTCCGGGATCGGCTGTCCGTCGATCTGCCAGGAGCGACACCCGGCGATCCCGTAGACGGTGACCCCGGCCGGTGCGTAGCTGGCGGCGGCCAGGCATTGCTTGGTGCCCTCTACGATCAGGACGTGGCCCGCCTGGTTGCCCTTCTTGACCTCCCAGAGAACGGGGGTCATGTCCTTGCGGAACACGTACTTCCGGTCCCGTCCCCGGCTGTCCGCCGTGGGGTTGTCCGGGCGCACCTGGAACTCCACCCGGCCGTCCGGGCTGGTCCAGGGGAAGAGGATGGCGGGGTGGTTGGCCCAGTTGCCCCAGACACCCTCCTGGGGGTTGTCGGCACGGGTCACCAGGGATCGCACCCCGAGCGCCAGCGCCAGGTCCACGTCCACCGCCTGGGTGGTCAGGAACGCCTTGTGCTCGTCGGTCAGCCCCTGGGTCACCGGAGAAGTCGTGTTATCGTCGGTCACAGTTCGGTCTTCCTTTCACGTTGTACTCCGGGCCGGTCCTCCAGGGACCGGCCCGGCTCCGTCTGTCGACCCTACGCCTGTGACGTCTCATCGGTGGGGGGACTGGGGGGACCTTCCAAGACACGGAGAGCGGCCCCGATGGCGTACCCCATCGTGGTGCCCGTCCGGGAGCAATCCATCCGGCGAGCCTGGGCCACCTCGGGGGTGGTCAGCAGCTCGCGGGCCGACCTGATCCGGGTGGTGGCGCTCCCCAGGAGACGGTCCCGGGCCGCCAGGCTCTGCCGGTGCGTCTCGTCCAGCTCGGCGCGCTCGGTCTCCATCCGGTTCTCCCGGTCGATCGAGCGACTCAGCGAACGCTCCAGCTCAGCCACCCGGCGAGCCAAGCGGTTCCGCTCGTCCTCCAGGTTGTCCGCGCGCTCGGTTTCGTCGTGCACCTGGCGCTCCAGCTCCTCCAGCCGCTGGCGGCCGGTGAAGGCCACGTGCGCGTTCGGCTTGCACGAGCTGGTGCACACGTGGCCCTTCTTCAGCCGGTCCACCTCGGCCTCCAGCTCGGCCACCTGGCGCCGCAACGGCGCGCTGACCAGCTCGGCCTCTCCAGCCTGGAGGTTGCCCACCTCCTCGGCCGTGTAGAGCCGCTCTTCCTGACCGCCGAGCGGGACGGTTGACAGTGAACCGTCAATCGTGAGCCGGACCGTCAGCTCATTTCCAGCGAACGCCACCTCTCGGATGTTGACCGCGAGACGCGACCCCTGGACCTCTTCCAACGTGCGGATCATTCTCGGACCTCCCCGTCCTGTGGGGGGACCGGGGGGACCTTTCGGTCCCTCCCGTGTCCCCGGAATCGCTACCTTACAGCCATGCCGGTCTGGTGGCAAGCCTAGACCTGAACTCCCAGCTTCCGGACCGCGCGGCGGCCCTGGATGCGGGTCACCAGGTCGGCCGCCTCACCGGCGGTCCGCACCCGGGGGAGGGCGCCCTCGGGCAGACCCTCGCGCAACAAGCGAGACTTCTGGAGCTGGCTGGCGGGCTGGCTACGCCAGCGGGCCGAGCGCTCCGCCAGCTTTTGGAAGGCTTTGGCCCGGTCCTCTCCGATGCCCATAGCCCAGTCGCTCGGGAGCGCGTTGTGGAGCACGTGCAACCGGCCGCCCTCGTAGGCGGCCAGCTTCCAGGTGTCGATCCCCTCGGGGACCATGACCACGACCTCCTTACCGGCGCCCAGGACCCAGGCCGGGCCGACTGGCAACCAGGACAGCCGAGAGGCCCCGAACACGTCGACCTTGCCCGCCACGCGCGCCTGACAGTTGTCGTGCCTCACGTCACCGGTGGCGGTCTTGCTGGCGGGGAGGTAGCGGTGGCAGAGCTGGCACCGGTGGCCGGGCACGTCGCACGGCTCATCGCACGTGGGGCACGCCAGCTTCTCGGTCTCCTCGCCCTCCTCTTTCTTCTTGCGGGGGTCGTCCAGGTCCAGCCCGAGGTCCACCACGCCGATCAGCTCGTGGCGCTGGCTGGCGCCCACCACATCGATGACCAGAAGGTCCTTCTTCCCCGGGTGCAGCCGCGTCCCCCGGCCCACCATCTGGACGTAGAGCCCGTGGAACTTGGTGGGCCGACCGACCAGCACGGCCTCCAGCGAGGGCTCGTCAAACCCCTCGGTCAGGACCGCACAGTTGGTCACCCACTGGGTCTCGCCGGTCTTCAGCCGGGCCAGGATGGCCTTTCGCTCGGTGGTCTCGGTGGTGCCGTCCACGTGCTCGGCCCGGATGCCGCGCGCCCGGAGAGCTTCCGCCAGAAGCTCGGAGGTCCGCACCGTGGGGAGGAAGGCCACGCCCTTGCGCTCTCGGGCGTGCTCCACCACGGCGTCCGCCATCTGGGTGATGGCGCCGGACTCCTCCAGCTCCCGGCCCAGGTCACCGTCCGAGTAGTCCCCGCCGGTCTTGCGGACCTGGGTCATGTCCATCCGGGTCTCGACCACCACGGCCGGGAGGATCGGGACCAGGTAGTCCTTGTAGATGGCCTCGCGGATCGACATGAAATCCACGACCTTCTCCCACACCCCGAGGGTCTTTCCGTTGTCGCGCTCGGGGGTGGCAGTGAAGCCGATGGCGAGCGGGCCGTAGGGGTTGAACGCGCCGAGCCCGGTCAGCATCTTGGTCCAGCTCGGGGCCGGTGCGTGGTGGGCCTCGTCCACGATGATGGTTCCAAATGCCCCGTACTTCTCCTGGCTGGCCAGGATCTGGGCCAGCCGGTTGTCCCGGCTCCCCGTCTGGACGGACACGATCCCTACGTCCGCGCCCACCTCGTTGGACTCCGCCTTGATCAGGCCGGTGGACAGCTCGGGAGCCTGCCAGCTCATTTTCTCGATGGTCTGCATGGCCAGCTCGTCCCGGTGGACCATGATCAGCGACCGGCCCTTGCCCCGGCGGCGGTCCACCGCCGCGCCGAACGTGACCGTCTTGCCGGTGCCGGTCGGGTGGACCACCAGCGGACGGCGCACGCCCTCGCGCTCGGCGGTCTCGATGTTGGTCAGCGCCCGCTCCTGGTAGTCCCTCAGGTTCAGCATCTCCGGTGGTCCTCTCTCGCTGTGTCCTGTCACCTTACCGTGACGACTGCAAAGTGTCAAACGGAAGGCCCGGCCCCGGGGAGGGCCGGGCCTCGTGCTCAGTGCCCGCGCTGGACGTTCACGCTGAAGGCCTTGTACGGGCGCCCCTTGAACCGCCCGGACTCCAGGATCTTCTCCCCGTCGTACCAGACCTGGAGCCGGTCACCGATCTGGGCGGCGGCCCCGTCCAGCGCGTGCCGCAGAGGAGAGCCGTAGGCCTTCACCCGCACCCGGCCGGTCCCTCCCTGCCAGAGGTCCACGAACGGCACCGGTCCGAAGTCGGTAGCCAGGGTGCCCATCCGGAGGACCACGCCGGAGATCGTCTGTCCGGGCTGAGTGGGTGTCCAGGTGGCTGCCGGGTCGCCCTCGGTCAGCGCGCGAACCGCGCACATCAGGCAACCGGCCTCGTGGTCGTGCTCAGGTGTAGTCATGGCTGCGAGGTTACCCGACACGACTGCAAGGTGTCAAACCTGGACCTTGGCGGGCTGGCCCGCCGTGCCCTCGGGGGAGGGAGGAAGCGGCCACAGCGTCACGGTCTGAGCCACCGCGTTGACCCACTCGACCACCCGGCCGTCCCGCTCCAGCCAGCGCTCCACGGCACCCCACCCGGCGGCCGTGGGCACCTTGCCCCCGCCGGTGACGTACCAGAACCCACCCGCCTTGAGCATGGCGTAGGTGAAGACCTTCCGCTCAGCCTGGGGGCTGGCGCCCGGGTCGCGCTCGTAGCTGATGCCGAACGTGAGGACGGTCCCGTCTGGGACCTTCCGGCTGTCCAGCTTGAACTTGACATCCATTCGTCAACCTTTCGGAGTGAGAGACGAGGAGGGCCGCCCGGCCTTTCAACCGCTGAAGCGCAGCGGGGACGGGCCGGGCGGCCCAGAGGGTGTGTCCTCGGGTCAGGACTTCTTGCGGACGACCACACCGAAGTGCTTGTACATCTTGCCCTGGAACCGGCCCTTCTTGATCGGCTTCTCCCCGAAGTACTTGACACCGATCATGTCCCCCACCTCGGGGTTCGCGTCCTGAAGCTCGCGCTTCAGGACCGCGCCGTAGCCGATCACCCGGAACTTGTCCCCGGGCTTGCCCTCGGCCTTCTGCTCGGCCGTGGGCCGCACCTGGATGGTCACGGTGGGCACCATCGGGTCGTCCCCGTCGTTGGCGAAGTCCGAGCGGGTCTCGCCCACCTTGACCACGATTCCGGCGATAGCCTCGCCCTTCTCCGAGGGCACCCAACCCTCGGAGTCGTCCTCCTCGATCGTGCCCAGGAGGTCATCCACCCCCGCGAAATCGTCGTCCGAGGTGGCCACGGGGGCCTTTCCGAACATCTCGTCCACGTCGTCCTGGGGGGTGGCGTTCGTGCTGGCAGTGCGGGCCACGAGGGCCTCCTCTTGTGCGGTAGCTAGTGAGCTAGCCAGTGAGTGAGTTGTTGGTGCAGCTCGGCCGGGTCTGTATCCCGACAATCGACGGTTAGCCTCGCCCGACCGAGCCAGTGCATCGACCTCTTAACCCCGTCGCAATAGGGCGTCCGCCTTGAGTTGATCGGACCGGTCGTGGGCGAACCTCGGACCGCTCGCACCCTGCCGTGGACTCGAACCACGGTGGCCCGCTGGTGCACCAGGGGCTGACAACTGCCTATCCAGGGAGCCGGGCTCCGCGAAGCGCCCGGAGTGCTCGCCGATAGGGGGTCCTTCTCGGCTCGCGGTTCCTACCTTACAGCCAACCCGTCAAGGTAGCAACCTTGACACTTCACAGTCAAGCCTTCTCGGCCGCCCACTTCATTTTCAGGGTCTTGGGGATGGTGATGTTCAACCGCCGGTACTGGCCCTTGACGGTCAGCTCCTCCGCGATCTTCGGGTACTTGGTCTTGAGCGCGTCCACGTCGATCCGGGTGGACTTCACGACCGGGTAACTGGTGATCTTCAGAGCCTTCTTGCCGTCCGGATGGGGCACGTATCCCTCGGCCGCGTCACCGGTCCACAGCCTGAAGAAGTTCTTGATGGCGTCCAGGTCAGCCTCAGCTTTCGCCACGGCGTCCTTGGCCTCCTGGAGGTCCCGGAGCATGTCCAACGCGTCCTCGGGGAGGTCGGTGGACGGCTTCACGACGATCGGGTGGAGACCCTTCAGCATCTCCTCAGTCTTGGGGTGCCGGAGATCGTGCATCGGGGGCTCGTCGCCCACTATGTTCTCGAACCAGAAGCGCTCGGCTTCTGCCGCCAGCTCGGCGAACCACTCCGGATCGAAGTGGATCTCCACCACGAAGAACTCCCGCTCCCGGCCCATCACCAGGCACCCGAGGTAGGCCACCGGCAGACCGATGATCCCCATCTGCCACTGGCACTGAGCCTGGTAGCTGAGCGGAGCGGAGCCGGTGCCCCGGCCGCCAGGGTGGATCGTGCCGGACTCCCACTCGTCCCCGTCACCGGCGGTCTTGCACTCGATCAGCGCCTGAGCCTTCCAGCTCCTGGGCTTGGTGGCGAACCGGTCCGGCGTGACCCTCAGGAACGGCTTCTCCTTGTGCGCCCAGAGGCCACCGCCGAACCGCGACACCATGCCGATCTCCTCGGCAATCTTCTGGGCCACCACGTCCTCCAGCCGGTGGCCCCACTCCACGGCGGCCAGCGCGGACAGATCCTTACCGCCCCGCTTCTTGGTGTTCCAGACGGACCAGGAAGTCTCGTAGTCCGAGATCCCCACCAGCGCGCCCACCTCGGACCCGCCGATGCCCTCCTGGCGCGCGGCCAGCCAGCGCTCACGACCGGCACACTCGGGGAGGATGATCGAGGCCGGGCTGTTCGGGACCTCGGCGAATCGGTGCGGTGGGTGGGGGCACGCCAGGCGCCCCCCGGAACGGGCCAGGTGACGCTCCACCTGGCCCATTGCGGGCTCGGTCATCCCCGGGCCTCCAGGAGGGCGCCCAGGTCCACCACGGACAGGGTCACGGCCTCGATCTCGGCCAGCACCTCGGCCCGCTCCAGGCGGCGGCCGGACGAGACCAGCCACTCCGCCAGGGAGTCCGAGCTGACCCCGTTCGGGCTCTTGTCCCCGGTGGCGTACCAGAGGCCCCGGACCTTGTAGCCGATGACCACGTAGGGACGGGACCGGCCGTACGTGACCACCAAGGCCATCACGGTGCCGTTCGCAAGATCCTCGAACGGGGGCATGTTCTCCAGGGCGGCCAGGTACCGCTCCTTGCGCGCCAGGTCGCTCTCCAGCGCCGCACGGGCCGTCTCGATCTCCGCTCGGAGATCGGCCTTACGCCTCTCGATGCTCGTCATCACGCCTCCATCTTGATCTTGGCCAGTGACTCCCGGTTGATGGCGGGGAGGGTGAAGAGCGGGGAACCGAGCTTGTCCCGCAAGGCCACCCAGCACCACCAGGCGTCACACTGGTTGTCGTCCTTGAACTCCTCCCCGGCGCGCTTGAACGCGGCCAGGGCCATGGCTGTCTTGTCCGCCGAGCCGTTGCCGGTGGCGTACTTCTTCAGGCTGGCCGGGGGGATCGTGGCGTACGGCGTGCCCGCCTCGATCAGGGCCGACCGGACCGCCCCGTGGACCATGCCGGTGATGCCAGCGCTCATCGACTTGTTCAGGTAGCCCTCGATCAGCACCAGCTCGGAGCCCCGGGTGTAGGTCAACACCTGGTTCTTGATCACCACCAGGCGGTCATCCTTGGTGCCCTTGGTCTTGATCACGTGGGTGCAGCCGTACTCCCCGTCCGTGGAGGTGTGCGCCGCGCCGGTGGCCGTGATCGAGAGGTCCAGGCCGGACACCTTGACAGTCATCTGTCAGGCCTTGTCAGGGTCGACGGTGTACCGGCCCGTTGCCGGGTCCAGGTTCTCGGCCAGCGGCGGCCCGTCCTGCTCGGGCTTGGCGTACGGCCCGTAGCTCTGGCACCCGTCCTTGTGGGTGCGCACCGGCGGCGCGCCGTCGAACTGGCTTTCCTGGTAGCCGGTCACCGGCGAGTCGTGCTCGCACGGCTGGTTGAGCAGCTTGACCAGGTCGGCCGCCTCCCGAGAGCTGAGGTTCCGCACCATGGCCGGGGTCGGCAGGAACGGCCGCGCCGGGTCGGCCGAGCGCCGGACCTGGTCCAGGAACGTGGGGAGGTCCACCGGCCGCAGCTTGGCCATGGCGTTGCGCAGCTCGCGCGTCACCCCAACCATCCCGAGGCCCATCAGCAGGCCCAGGAACGCGCCCGTGGTCATCTCCACGTGGCGCTCCTCCTCCCCGTAGATGAAGGTCATACAGACCCGGCTCGCGCCCTCGGGGATCTCGTACTCCGTATGGACGTTGGCCTGGAGGTATGCCCAGCGCTCCTCGTCCAGCTCGATCATGTTGACCTGGAGTCGCATCGGGTGCGGCCCCCTTCCTGTTCGGTCTGGCTGGGTGGGCGGTGGGTCAGTCCTCGTCGTCCAGGAGGCCGTCCGGGTCGGTGTCGGGCTTGCTGGAGCTGGAGGGCGTGCCGGGGTTGATGTCCTTGACACAGCGGTAGTCGTCGTAGATGACGGCCTCCAGCTCGTCCGGGTCGGAGTCGTACTTGCTCGGCACCCAGATGAAGGCGTTCCGGCCCTGGCAGAACCCGTACCAGGACGTCCCCTCGATCCGGAACGAGCCGGTCTCGCTCTGGTCGATCTGGCGCTTGTCGCTCACGCACCCGGACATCCCGCCGATGGCCAGGGCGCCCACCAGAACGGCGGTCACGATCTTCTTCACGTCGCGTCTCCTTGTTGTGGCCTGCTGGGGTGTAAGGAAGCGAGGGACGCTGGGGTCTTAGCCCTGCTCTTCAGTCGACGGGGCAGGAGGCCCGAGAGCCTCTCTTCGGGTTGGCCCCTCGTTCGGGCTCTTCCCCTAGCACTTCCGTTCCCTGCCTCGCTGCCTTACAAGAGATACCTTACCGTACCGACTGCAAAGTGTGCAACCCCGGGGAGGAAGAAACCTATCCGCCCTGCTCAGGCCGGAGAGCAGGCCTCACACGGACTCTTGCACGGACCGGGGTACGGGTAGCCCAGGATGGACGCCAGGTCGTTGGTGACCTCCAGAGCCCACCCCGTGGCCTCCTCCTGGTTGGGGTAGGCGTCGGGCAGCGCGTCCACGTAGCGCTGGAGGGCCGCCCGCAGCGTGGTGGGCTCGCCCTCCATGAGGTCCAGGACGGCCTCGTCCGCCATCGACTTCATGGCCTCGATCATCTCCACCACGATGTCCCGGGGCTCTCCGCTCTTGGTCATCACCTCGCGGATCACGCGCTCCTTGACCAGCGCCTCCTGGACCTTGTCCAGGTCCGGGCTCTTGGCCATCGTGTCGGCCAGATCCTCATACCAGTCCCGCATCTCTACCTCCCCAACCGGCGGGCCTCTCCCACCGTCCATTACATTACCGTCATCACTGCAAAGTGTCAAGGCCCGATCCCACTGGGATCGGGCCTTGCCGGGGGCGGACCGCTCAGGCGGCCCGGAACAGCTCGTCACAGTCGGTGCACTTGACCACACCCATGTCCAGCACCTTCTGGCTGAGCCGGATGATCACCGGCTCCGCGCACTGGCACGTGGCCTTCAGCGGGCCGCTCTTGGTGCCGTTGCCCTCGCCCTTGGGCTTGCCGGTGATCTTCTCGCCGCCCTGCTCGTCCTCTCCGCCCTCCTCGTCCTTGCCACCCAGCCAGAACGGGAGGAGGCCGGTCAGCTTCAGCTCCTGGTCCAGCTCGGCCAGGAGGTCCGCGTACCGGTCCTTGGTGGCCTGGGTCAGGGTGACGAACGAGAACCCGTGGGAGGCGTGGGCCTTGCTGCCCTTGTGCTCCAGGCCCAGCTCCTCGGCCGCCTTCTTGAACTCCGCGTTGTGCCAGCGGCCCTGACGGCTGGTGTCCTTGATCCCCCGGGCCTTGCTGATCGTGTGGGCCGCCTCGTGGATCGTGGTCTGGAGCACCTGGTGGGCGCCCTTGGCCAGGGCCTCGCTCGCCAGGAAGAACTCATGGAACCGGCCGTCCGTGCCCTCCAGCTTCCAGCTATCCGCCCGGAAGTGGCCCCACTTCACGCCCTCGCCGGAGCCGGTCGTGACCACGACCTCCGGGAGTTCCGGGTGGTCGGCCCGGATGCGGTCCCAGACCTTCTCGATCAGCTTCACGACGCTGGAGCCGGTGTGGCGCTCGGCCGGTGTGGTCTCGGCGGGGGTCTGGGTCTCGCTCGTCTCGTTCATGTTGTCAACCTTACCGTCTTGACTGTGAAGTGTCAAGTCCTCGTCCTCGATCACCAGCGGCTCCGCGCCGCACCGGCGGCACTCCGGCGCGCCCTCGGGGAGGTCGCACCCCTTGGCCTCGCACTCCGGGTGCATTCCGTTCTCATCGTCCTCGTCCAGCTCGGCGGCCTGGGCGGTCGAGCTGGGCTCGCCCATCTCCTCGGTGGCCGGGGTGGCCTCGGGGGCCTCCTCGTCCTCCTCGTCCTCCTGAGCGGCCGGGCCGGTCCAGTTCGTGGCGACCCAGGAGGCCAGCGCCTCCACCGGGAGGCCCATGGCGGCGGCCATGATCTCGGCGGCCTCGGTCTGGGTGGGGGCCACCCGAGCGGCCTCGGTGGCGGTCCGGAGCGCGTCGGCCTCGGTGGTGGCCTCGACCTCGGCCGGGGTGGCCGCCCGGTCCTGGCGCTTGTTCTCGTCCAGGGCCTCCACGTGAGCCCGCTTGATTCCGGCCGTGTCCTCCGGCGCCAGGATCATGGTCTGGATCGGGGACGCCTCGAACTTGCCCACCGAGGTCTCGATCAGGTAGACCCGGCGGTCCCGGCGGTGGAAACCGCCACCGGCAACGATCACGTAGGACTTGCTGATCACCCGGGCGACCTGGACACCCTCGCCGGTCTTGGTGCTGCTCGGGCCGACCGCGTAGTCCAGCTCCAGGAAGTCCAGCGCGTCCCGGTCCGCCTCCACCTCGCGGCGGTAGACCTTCATGATGACCCGGTCGCCCACCTGAACGTTCGCTGCGTTGATCTTGCCCTTGGCGGTCATGTCGTTCTCCCTCGTCCGTGTGCCTCGCTGCTGATATGGAGAACATTACAGGCGTGACTGTTCACTGTCAACCCTGAAGCCGTGCCTGTGAGGTAGACCACAAAGCGGCTGGGAAGTTGACAGTGCACAGTCATGCCTGTAAGGTTGGTCTCACGAGCGGGGGAGCGGCCCCGCCAGACAGAAGGAGCCGGACATGCAGGCAGCCACCCTCGCCCAGATCGCCACCCAGAACGTGGCCTGGGCCACCGGCGAGATCAACGCACTGGAGGCGACCACCGGGGAGCTGGAGGCGGGCAAGCTGGCCAGCCTCTACGACCTCCGGCTGAAGGAGATCCTGGCCGCCATGCGGCACGGGGTCAGCGCGGACGAGCTGGCGGGCATCACCGGGAACGGGGCCTGAACGCACGAGAGCCCGGGGGGCCACCTCCCCGGGCTCTCGCTCCAGCACCGCCTCAGGCGGGGGTCACACAGCGGACGACACCAGGTCAGTCCGCGCGCCCTGGCCGGGCCGGTCGCGCTTCCAGGCGTCCAGGCTCTCCCGCGTGAACACCGGGAGGTTGTACTGGCCCTCGGCCTCGCGCTCCGGCTCGGCCGTGGGGCCGATGCCGCGCGCCACGTAGCTGGAGAGCGTGTTCCGCTTCAGGCCCAGGTACTTGGCCGCTGGCCCGTAGCCCACGAACCTCTCGGGGGTCTGCTCTTCCTGGGTCGTCACGGTCTCACCTTCTCTCATCGTCATGACGCGACTATACAGGCACGCCTTCTCTGATGACAAGGCGAGGATTCCCAGGCCGAGACGTGTTGACACTTCACAGTCAAGGCTGTAAAGTAGTTCTCAGCACCGGGGAACACGCCCCGAGCTGAGGCCAGGGAGGCCACCATGAACGTCACCACCGCCACCATCACCGGTGTTTCGATCTTCGTTGCCGAGCGCAACGAGGCGGGCCTGGTCTGCCAGACCCTGGTGAACGAGGCCCGCCCGGCCACGTTCGCACTGGCGGACACGGCGCTGGCGTTCGCCTCCCTGGGCCGGACCTCGGCGTGGGAGCTGGACACCAACGGCGGGGTGGAGGCCACCGTGGCGCCGGTGGACAACCGGTTCAACGGCACGGTGGCCGCTCGGCTGGACCAGGCCGTGGGCACCACCCACGGAGAGATTGAGGCCGTGCTGGCGACCTCCGTCCAGGACGGTGACCTGATCACCGACTCGGAGCAGAGCGCGCTCTACGTCGTGGCGGGCTCCCGGCCGGAGGATGGCGGAATGAAGATCCACATGGTGGGTGAGGGCCAGGTCTGGGACCAGCGCCACACCACCGTGTTCCACGGCCTGGTCTGGGTCGCGCGCAAGCGCTGACCCACCAGCACGGCCCGCACCCCGAGGGGTGCGGGCCGTTTTGCCGTTGACACTTCACAGTCAAGGCTGTAACGTAGTGGACGGTGGAGAAGGCGCCTAGTCGCGCGGCCGGGGGGTGACCGGACCCTCTTCGGCGAAGTCCTCGCAATGGAGGGTCCGCTGGTATCCCTGCATCGCCTTCAGGATCACCCGTCCCCGGTCACCAGCCGGACCGTCCACCGGCGGCGGCCCGGCGGTGAACAGGTCGAGCATCACGCACATAGCCTGGTCCTGCTCGCGCTGAACCTTGCGGTTCTCGGCCTCCTGCTGGCGGTCGTTGTTCCAGATCCAGGCCGAGAGCAGTCCCGAGATCACCAGCACCGCCATGCCCCAGGACACCAGGACCATCCAGACGGGGCGGGACATCGGCTCGCGGATCGCCCTTCTCATCCGGGCTCAGCTCCAGGGTCCAGCGCTGATGACGTAGACGACGAGGAGAGCGACGGCCCCACCGGCCCCGATGGCCCCGACGAGAGACTGTCCGCGATACCGGGCCGTGAGAGCCAGAGCCGCAGAAAGCCAGGCCCCAGCATCGTCGCGCTGGAGATCAGCATCAGCGGCCACGGACCCGCCGTGAACACGATGTAGCTGCCCCACGCTCCTCCGAGCGCCAGGAACAAAACGTCCCGCTGGAGGGGCGGTAGTGCTCGCCTGCTCACGCACCATTCCTACCTTCCTCCGCAAGGAGTCGTTGCCGGGAGCGTACCCGGCTCGGCCCAGACCGGTCCGGGTTGCGCCTGGCCAACATTGGATCAGTCACAGCGTGACCGGTCCAATTGATCTCCAGCGCGGAGCCGGAGTGCCAGCGGCGCGCGACCCGCTCACGCGCCTTGTGCTTGGTCAGGCTGGGCACGGTGGCGTGGTCCACGAGGGAGGGCCAGGTGTACCAGACCTCCCGCTTGGTCTTCTCCGCCCACCCGGCCACGCGCATGTCATCGGGCACCCCGGCGCGCCGGTCGGCATAGTCGATCATCTCCCCGATGCGCGCCACGGGGAGGACGATAGCCACCCCCCACATCAGTTTCGTGGAGCGGACCCAGGGCGCCCCGGCCCGCTCGGCCGCGTTCGCCATGGCCTCCCAGCGGATCGGCACGTTCCGGCCGGTGCCCAGGTAGGGCGAGACCACCGCGTCCTGGGGAACGAACGCCAGCGCGCGCTCAAGGCCCGCGAGGAAGTCCGGGCACGGGAGCGCGTCGTCCTGGATGAGGACGTGCCAGTCCGCATCCGGGTCGGCCACGGACCAGCCACCGCGCGCCGTGCGCCAGACCCGGTCACCGTTGCCCGAGGGCTTGCCCTCGCTGTCCCAGTAGACCGTCACCGGGCGGTCCAGGGCGGCCACCAGCTTGGTGACCTCCTCCCCCCGGTCCGGGTGCGCCATGATGCTGGCGCTGAGCCTCACCGGCCGTCCCGGAGCGCCTGGAGCATGTCGGCCCGCTTGTCCTTGCGCGCGCCCAGCACGATCTCGCGGACCTTGGCGAGCGCCCGAAGCTGGACGGTGTTCAGCTCCTCGATCGACTGGCCCGCGCGGGTGCCCTCCACCTGGATGGCCTCACCGATCGAGACCACCGCGCGCTTTGACATTTCACTGACAAGGGCAGCACCCGACTCGCGGAGAGCGGCCACGCCCTCGGGGTCCACCCGCTCCCACTCCGCCTCCAGGGCGGCCGTGTCCGGCTCCAGGGAGACACCCTCGCTCGTGATGGCGGTGACCGGGGGGTGGACCACACCGTCCGGCTGGTACTGGTTCGCCTCCTCGATCAGCTCGGCCGTGGTGGGGGTCGGTTCACCCGCGTGGCCCAGGATCGCCCACTCCTGGCGCTCGGTCAGCCGGGTCACGGCCAGGCGGTCATGGAAGATCTCGATGGTCTCCAGCACGCCCTCGGCCACCAGCTCGTCCACGGCCTCGCCCACGCCCGGCCAGTCCGGGTGCCCGTAGTCGTCCACGGCGATGATGGCCCCCGGCGCCAGGCGCTCGGACCAGACCACCATGTCCCGCTTGGCGCCCTCCTTGGTGTGGTCCCCGTCCACGTAGAGCAGGCCCACCGGCGGTCCGGACCAGGGCACCTCGTGGCTGAATCCGTGCACCAGCGTGATCTTCTCCGAGTAGCCCAGGCTCTGGACCCAGTGATGCGCCCAGGTGCGCGACTCCGCATCGGTGAACGGGGGGCTGTAGACGTTGCCAGGGAGGTCCCAGGGGTCGATGGCGGTCACGTGCGCGCCGTTGCCCAGGCTCGCTCCCCAGGCCATTTGCAAGGCAGTCCGGCCGCAGAACACCCCCAGCTCCACGATCTCCTGGTCCGCTGGGACCTGGGTGGCGAAGTCGGCCAAGGTGATCATGATGTCCTCGGGCGTGGCCGCGCGGACGTTGCGGAAGTGCCGGGGCGTCCGGTCCGGCTGAGGGGTCCGAGCGGGACGGTTGGCGCTCGGGCCGGAGCGCTCAACGCGGCGCGGCCCGGAGCCGATGACGCGAATGGCCCGGGGAACGCGGGGGGCTGGATCGGTGCTCACGTCGGGACGTCCTTTCCTGAGGTCGCGGACCAGGGCCACATCGGCGGCGCGGCCCAGGTTCCGCCAGCGCTCGTATGAGCGGCGGTCCTTGCTGAACTGGTCCCGGTGGTTGACCCGGTCGTACTGCTCGTCCCGCTCGGCCTTTCCGGCCACCGGATGCATGTGCTCGATCCGGATCTCGGGGAGGTGCTTCAGCGCACCGGCCGCGCCGAACAGGTCCATCATGGAGTTGTCGCAATACATGTGCTCCACCGGCGCCGGGACCATCCGGCCCAGCGCGCGGACCACGTCCGAGGTCACGGCCCACTCAGTGCTGAGCTTGCGGCCCTGGTATCCGTCGTCCCCGTAGACCATGCCGGTGCCCAGCTCGCGGAGCACGGTCAGATACCGCTTGGCCCAGTTGATGGTCTGGGGGAGATGATCGTCACCGGCGAACCCGAGGGCGAAGTATCCCCTGGTCTGGGCATATACGTCGGCCACCAGGTTGAGCTTGTGCACCATCGGTTGCCACTCGTCCATGATGGCGAGCTTGACCAGCTCCTCCTCGGTGTCCGGGTGCTTGGTCAGCGCCACCACGTCCCGGTAACCCTGGATCTCCGGGTCGTCAGCATCGGCCACCAGGATCAGGTCCGCGTGGTCCCACGCGTTCGTGAAGTCCCAGGCGCTGATGACCTTCCGGATATTCTCGGGGCGGCCCCGGGTCGGGACGAGGATGGCCAGGTCAGGCATCGGGGCTCCAGGTGAAGTGCGGGCTGGTGATGGCCGAGCGCTCCCCGGGGCGGATGCTCCTGGGCACTTGCCATCGGCTCCCGCTCGGGGCGTACAGGTAGTGGTACATGATCCTGGGGATGACCACCTGGCTGCGCAGGAGGCGCCGTGCGCGGATCTGATCGGCCCAGGCCCGATCCTCGGCGCGGCGGCCCGCCAGCGTGAAGTCAGCCTTGCGGGCGAGCGCGGTCCGGATCGGGTTGATGTGCGAGATGTCCCGCTCGTAGTGGGTCGGGAGGTTGCGCCAGCGCCGGAACTCCAGGGAGTGGTGGGACACCGCCGTGGGTGCGCCGTCCGAGTAGCACTGGACCTGGAACCCCACGTAGTCCGGCCGGGTCTCCAGCGCCTTGACGACCTCGGCCACGTAGTACGGGCTGACCAGGTCGTCATCGTCCACGAACGAGACATAGTCCGTGGTGGCCCCCAGGACCATGGCCTGGCGGATCTTGGGGAGCGAGGGCGAACCGTCGTTGTGCCAGCCCACCACCTGGACCCGGCCCACGTACGGATCGAGCTGGGGCAGGAGCCCGGCCATCAGCCGCTCGAACAATGGGCGACGCTCACCCAGGGTCGGGACCAGGATCGACCAAGTAGGCGCGGCTGTCATGTCCTGAGCGTACCGGATGAGGGGGCATTCCGTCAGGGCCAGGGTCGGGGGGACTGGGGGGAGCGGGGGGACACCGTCCAGCCCCCGCCCCCTATATACGCGTTACGCGCGCCGCAAGACACAACGTCGTCAGAACCTGAGGAGTCGATGGGTGTCCCCCCGCTCCCCCCAGTCCCCCCGCTTTCAGCGTGACTTACCGGACTTTCCTGGCGCCGCGTCAACGATGGGGACCGGGGGGACGTCCGGGGTGATGGCGTAGACCTCCACCGCCTGTTTCTGCGCGTACCCGATCTCCACGAGATCGGGCCACTGGGCCAGGTGGTTGATCAAGGACTGGGTGGCCGCGTCGGCCTGGCCCTCGGTGGAAGTCGCGGTATACGCCTCCACCGTGAACTCCACGTTGTCCGGCCCGGCCACGCTGATCTTCCACGTGCGCTGTCCCGAGGTCGGGATGGGGTTGATGGGCATCCGGTCTCCTTACGGTGCGTAGATGGCGGTCCACTGATACGACGCTGTGAAGCTGGCGGCCGGGCCGTATCCGAAGATCGTGAAGCCCGTGGTGGAGACGCTGATGGCCCGTTCGTTCCAGCTCGCGGTGGCACCGGCGCCGCCGTTCAGATTGACGTGCACGTTCGGGATGGCCGGAAAGGTCACGCCGAAAGCCACCGCCGTGGTAAACGAGGTGAGGCCAGACGGACCGGTGGAGGTGGCGCCGGTCTTGGTCATCGGGCCGTTGACAGCGGCCGTACCCACCGCGCCGATCACCAGCATGGCGCCCCGGAACACGATGATCTGGACCACCGCGCCAGCGGGCGCGTACGCGGTGGCGAGCTTGTTCACGTTCGGCAGGAGCACCCCGTCTGACATCGTGATGTCAAGGGTTCCGTCAGCGTTGACCGTGGTCACCGTGCCGGTCCGTAGCCGGATCTTGTCCTCCCCGTCTGGCCTGGGGTTGATCTTGTCCAGCAACTTTAGGTAGTCGATCATTTACAGCTCCCGGACCTGGAGTGACGTGTCCCCGGCGAGGTTGAGGGTCACGGCGTCCACCGCGAGGGCCTGACCGTCCAAGCTCACCACGTCCCCGGCCGTGATGGTCGGATCGTAGGGACGGACGAGGGTGTAAGTCGCACCGGCGCCCACCCGGTTGGCCAGGATCGTGTCAGCGGCAGCCTGGCACTGGGGCAAGGTCTGAACCAGGGGGGAGGAGAAGTACTCCGTGACGCGGCCGTACGGGCTGGTCCCTGGTCCGGTGCCCGCGTAGGTGGGCGAGGAGGGGTCCGTGTCGTAGGCGTACGCCACCGTGGGGGTATGCCCGTCCAGGGTCTCGCCCCGGACCACGATGACGTTCGGGGGCCGGGTGTCGAAATCAGCGGACAAGCTGGTGAGCTGATCGAGCGGGTAGGCCGTTGCCGGGTCCGGCACCAGCGTGCCCACCGTGATGGAACCGGTGCGGTCATACCAGGCCGTCCGGCTGAAGCTGGTCAGCACGTCCAGCAGCTCGGACCAGGGCGGAGTCTCCGGGTCGATGCCGAAGAATCGCTCCGCCCCGAGCGTGGCTCCGACCACCCCCACGTTCGGGTTGCGGCCGGTGCGGTGGTTGATCACCTTGTTGATCATGGCGCCCAGGTCGGAGCCGTTGGCCACCCACAACATCCCCTCGAACCGGTAGCGCTCCACCCGGTCCGAGAGGTCGATCAGGCTCACGTCCACCAGGCGAGTCCCGGCCTCCACCCGGGTCTTGGACGAGGCGATCTCGTAGGACCCATACGGCACGGTTGACACTGAACCGTCAAGAAGCTCCAGGCCCAGCTCCACATCCACGCGGGTGCCGAACGGGGTCAGGAGGTCGCCCGGCCGCCGGGGGATCAGCTCGTCACCGGCGAACGAGAGGCGGCCGTCCCAGCGCGCTTTCCGGCGCACGTCCTGGGTCAGAGATCCGCCCACCGGCTCCAGCTCCTGGGTCACCCCGCCGCGCGAGAGCGTGAAGCGGGAGAACCGGCGGTAGCCCGTGGGGATCGAGAGTGCGGCCTGGTGGCGCGCCGAACTGAAGCGGGTCGGCATTACAGGAACACCTCCGGGTCGGGCGTGACCGGCCAGGGCTGGCGGACCATCGTCACCTGAAGAACCTTCACGTCTGGCGCCGGAGCCTTGACGGTCCAGCCGTCCGGCGCGTACCAGCCCGGAGTCCCGCCGATCGGGGACCAGTAGACCCGGTCATTGCGCAGCATCGTCTCCAGCCGGTTGATGGCCGGGAGGCCTACGGCCGCCATCGTCAGGGTCATGTCCTCCCCGGCGAGCGAGGTCGAGACCGAGGGCAGCCCACCGTCCAGCGGGAGCGAGTCGGAGACCAGCCGGGGAAACGCGTGGCTCCGGTCGCTGACCACCGCGATACGGTCCGTGAACGAGGAGAGCCGGTCTAGGTCGTCCCCGTGGGTGAAGCTCGGCACGGTGGCGCTGGCGAAGTCCGTGATCTTCAGCTCGGGCACCGGGAGCGGGCCGCCGGAGATCGTTCCGTCCAGCCGGACGAAGTGGACCTCCTTGTAGACGGGGATGTGGCTGACGCTGTTGGTGGTGCCGGAGCCCTTGGCGGCCACGCTCGGGGAGGCTGAAGCCGTGGACCCGCTGGAGTGGGTATGCCCGGTGGTCGGGCTGTCCCCGAGGTCGCCGAACGAGGGCGCCTCGAACGAGCCGGTATTGCTCGTGCTCACGTTGGTGTCGTGGCTGTGGTTGCCGATGTCGTGGGTGTGCGTCCCGGTCGTGTGGGTGTGCGAGCTGGACCCGCCGGTGGAGTTGACGGAGTCCGAGCCCTTGTCCCTGGCGAACCAGGTCCGCATGTCCGGGGTTCCCCCGGACCCGTCACACAACGTCAGGAGCGGGTCCAGGGCGGCCACCGTGCCGGTGTAGAGCCCAATGATCCGGGTCTGGGTGCCCCCGCCGGTGTTCCGGAGCACGCGCAACCGGCGGTTAGGGGGCTCCAGGTTGACCGCGCTGGTGGTCCCCCCGCTCACGCTGGAGCTGTTACCGGTGCTCGCGCTGACCACGTCCATCGGGTGGGTGTGGCGCGGCAACCAGCGCGGAGAGCTGGAGCCGTACCCGGCCTCCTGCGAGCTGGACGGGTTGCTGAGCCCGGTGTTGCCCAGGGAGTGATCGTGGCTGAAACCGTTGTGGGTGTGGGCATTCACGGTGTGGGTGTGCGTGGCCGCGCCGGTGCTGGCGCCACCGTTGCCAGCGGCGGCGGCCCCCTTCAGGAACCGGCCCGAGCTGGACGCGTCATCGACCCAGCCGGACACGGCCTCGGTGGCGAACCCCAGGACCCCCACGGCGTAGTTGGCCTGAGCGCCGTCCGACTTGATCCAGATGACGTCCCGCGTCGGGGGGAGGTTGTTAGCTGAGCTGGTGGCTGGCGCCGTGGTGCTGGAGTTGCCACCCGCGTGCGAGCCGGTGCCGCTCGGGCGCGCGTGCGAGTGAGGCTGGTCGGCCTGGGGCTGGCTGGCGCCGTTGAACCGCGCGCTGGTGGTCGAGCTGTTCGACGTGCCGGTGTTTCCGCCCAGGCTGTGGCTGTGCGCGCCGATGGTGTGCACGTGGCCCGGGGTCGTGTGGCTGTGGCTCGCTGCTCCCCCGGTGGCGACCGGCGCCCCGGTGCCGCTGGTGCCGCGCGGATAGAACCCATCCAGTGAGGTGACCCGGCTCCAGCCCGAGGGGATGCTGGCGGCCGTGCTCGGCCAGCCCAGGATCATCTCGGCCGGGATGGTGTCGGGCAGCTCCACGAACGTCGAGACGTACCCGAGGTAACGGACCCGGTAGGTGATGTCGCACGGCTCGCTTGACACTTCACAGTCAGGACCCGGCACCGGCTGGGGATCGAGCTGGGGAATGGCGAGGTCCAGGTACGAACCGTTGAGCCCGTTCGGCACGGTGGCGATCCGCTGGGAACCGGTGCAGTCGTCCCGCCAGACCTCGGCCACCACGTAATCACTGTCCCATGCCTGACCCCCGGGGTTCTCCCAGGTGACCCGGTACCCGCCGAACTCCGGCGACACGCTGACCAGCGGGGGCGAGGGCGGGGGGATGACGTTCTGGACCGAGAAGGACAGCGTCTCGGAGTAGGCGAACGGGTCCGCGCCCCGGATGGTTGACCGGACAACAAACTCCGCCGTGTACGGCTCATCCGGAAGGCCCGAGGTGACTTGGACCTGGGTGGGCGGAATGCCGGAGCCCGAGGCGGAGAACACCGTGGCCAGCGTGGCGTCCCGCAGCGTGACCGCCCAGTCCAGCGGGGGGAGCCCGTCATAAGCTGGCGTGCCGAAATACAGGACCGGCTGGTTGGTGTCGGTGACCACGCCGCTGGTCTGGTCCACCCCCGCGTTGTCGCGGACCTCCGGCGAGTAGTCCGGGCGGAACCGGCAGTCAACATCGATGTAGCACTCTGCTGTGCGTAGCTCGGTCATCCCCCCGGCGATGCTCTGGGGCCAGCCCCCGCCGATGTTCAGGTCCGCCAGGGCGCCGACCGTGTTCAGGCCATACCCGGCGTCCTGGGTCCAGTCGCTCACCCGTTCCGCAAACGTGGTGGTCACCGCGACGGTCTTGTACGTGATGTAGTCGGAGGTCCCCCGGCCCAGGTCGATGTCCTCCGTGCACGTCCCGGCGTCGCATCGCACCCGGATACGGCCCCGGACCTGGTGCCGTTCGTAGCCGGTGGTGGGGGTGTGAGAGCCCACCCTCAGGTTCCAGTTGTTGCTGAAGTCCGGGCCGTTGAAGTCGACGTACGTCGCGTCGGAGTCGTCGGCGGTGACGGTGGCCAGGGTGCCCGATGGCACGGCGGTACCGGCGCCCACCTCGCGGACGGAGACGGGCCGGAGAACGTCGGTTACAGCCATGACTTCATACTCCCACGTCGGCCAGTTGAGGGGGAGGCTGAGGCCCCGTCCCGACGAACGAGGCGGTGACCTGACGGATGCGGCCCACCTTGACGATCCGGACGGACTCGCTGACCGGCGCCGCCCAGACCTCGCTGGCGTCGCTCGGGCTGATCAGGACCAGCGGCCGAGCAAGCACCGCGCGGAGCTGGGCCAGGTCGGCCTCGCTCTCCACGGCGGCGGTCATGGTCAGGTTCCGGCCGCCCGGCTCCGCGCTGGTGACGAACCGTCCGCCGTTGATCCCCGTGGCGGCCGTGAACGCGCGGTCCACCACCCACTCGAATTTTCCCAGCACCGGCGCCCAGATCGGGCCGTCCGGCCCCAGGGTGCGGATCAGGTGCTCGTCATCGTCCCAGTCCAGGCAGAACACGGACGGGTCGTCCGGCGGGGTGAGCGGCTCCATCAACTGGATGAACGCCAACTCCTCGTGCAGGGGCTCGGAGGTGGTGCTCGGCACGGTGGTGGCGGCCAGGTCGGTAACGGCCGGGGTGGACGTGTCGGTGGCGGCGGCCGTGTGGGTGTGCGTCCCGGTGGACACGCTGACCGTGACGGTGGCGCTGGTGGCGGCCGTGGCGGCGGCGGCCGATCCGACCGTCTTGGTGTGGGTGTGACCGCTGGAGGTGTGGCCGTGGGTGGGCTGGGTGTGGTTGTGAGCGGCGGCCGATCCCCCGGCCGTGCCGATGCTGGCGGTGGCTCCCCGGGGGTAGCGGCCGAACATGTCCGGCGTGCCGTTGGTCCCGTCGCAGAGTTGCCAGTTGCCGGGGATGGTGCCGAGCGACTTACGCCAGCCACAGATGAGGCCCACCGGGAGATCCGGCACGCCGGAGGTGTTCTCCTTGACCCGGAGGTTGCGGTACGGGGGGAGCATCGACGATGCCGCCGCGCCGGTGTTGGCCGAACCGGCAGAGGCCAGCGTCCCGAACGCGGCGGCGGCGGCCGTGATCGGGTGGCTGTGCGCGCTGGTCCACAGCACGGTGGTCGGACCGGCGAACAGCGACCGGTTGGACGCCACGCTGGAGGCCGTAGCCGTGTGGGTGTGGCTGGTTCCGGTGTGGGTGTGTGCGCCGAGCGCGTGGACGTGGCTGTCCACCGCGCTGGCCCCGGTGGCTCCACCGCTGGAACCGCTGGCGCCCTTGATCAGACGGTTGGCCGCATCCGTGTAGTCCGTCCATCCTGACAGTGAAATGTCAGGGGTCAGCGCCAGCGCACCGTCCGGCACCCCGGCCGGGGTGCCGTCCGACTCCACGAACAGCACCTCCAGCCGCTCGGTGTCGTTTGAGATCGAGGTGATGGACGGGGTGGTGGAACCGCTGTCCGTGACCACCTGGTCCGTGTTGGTCTGGGTGTGCACGTGGCTGGACAAGATGGCGGTGGTGCCCACCGCCCCGTCGTGGCTGTTGACCGCGCCGACCCCGGCGGAGGTGTTGCCGGTGTTGCCGTGCCCGTGGGTGGTGACGTGCGCGTGAGCCGGAACCGCGTGGGTGTGGGTGGCCGCGCCGCCAAGGGTGCCCGGCTGGGTGGTGGCGTTCGGCACGCCCTTGGGGTACCGGCCGTCCAGCGCGGTGACCCGGTCCCATCCGGCCGGGATCGTGCCCTCGGTGGAGGGCCACATCACGATCACGCCGCTGGGGATTCCGAGGTCCGGCACGTCGGACCAGTTGCTGATCCTCAGGTCCCCGTCCTCGCGCCCGATGGTGCGCGCCCGGTAGTACGAACAGCAGGCCACCGGGGCGTGGTCGCACGTGATGCCGACCCCGGACCGGGGAAGGGTGTAGTCCGTCCAGATCGCACACTCGTCGCTGGCCAGCGGGCCGAGCATGGCCAGGGTCACCGTGCTGGTGGGTGAGTAGATCGAGGCCGGGCTGTAGACCGTCCAGACGTTGCCCTGGCTGTCCTCGAACGAGGTTGTCCCCTCCAGGTGGTTGGTGAAGTCCGGGCTGGCCGCTACCGCCCCGGCCGCGCCGCTACGAACCTCCACTGTGTAGATCCGGCCGGTGAACCGGTTGGCCGGTGCTCCAGCGTCCGAATCGGCACCGACCATCATCTCCACGCCGGTGGCGGGGAACAGCGAGGTGGTCCCCCCGCCGCTGTTGGTCACCACGTCCCCGAGCTGGAGCCACTCGCCCTCGTCGGTCTCCTGGTACTGGAACGTGACCGTCCAGCCCCCGGCCCCGTCGTCGGTGTCCAGCAGCACCCGGAGCCGGATCACGCCGAACGGGTCCACCGGCACCCGCTCGGTAGCCGATACGTCCGTGGTCAGGACCCCGTCATCACTCCAGGTCAGCGACGGGATGCCGGTGCTCTGGGCCACGCTGACCAACCAGGACCGCAAGTTCAGGTCCGTGTCGCTGTGAGATGCCAGGGTCTCGATGCTGTCTGGGCGCCAGTCGTCGTCCCGGCCAGCCTTGATCGTCACCTGGAGGTCGGTCAGCGCCACGCCCGGATCGGGCGTGCCCGCGTAGGAACCGAAGTTCCCAGGCAGCGTGAGGTATCCACCCACCGGGCAGTCCACCCGCTGGACCTCCACCCAGCCCACCGAACCGTCCAGATCCTCCACGAACGGGGCGCACGCCTCGATGTCGTAGAACGGGCTGTCCGCCAGCGGCGTCACGGTCGGGTTGAGGGGTGGCTGGACCTGGCCCACGGACACCGTGAAGGCCAGCGTCTCCTCGGCGCTCGGGTTGGCGGTGTTCTGGCCCAGCGTGCTCCAGAGGATCAGGTGGGCCACGTACGAACCGTTGTCCAGCGCGGTGGTCTGCCGGTTGATGGCGGAGCCCGAGGTGATGCCGGTGTCCCAGACAACGGCACCGTTGAGCGTGACCCAGTACCGGTACTGATGGGCGGCCAGGTCGTCCAGGTCGATGGCGCTGGCCCGGACGGTGGGCTGGGCCGTGTCGGAGATCGTGACGGTGGAGGTGCCGGAGCCGTCCAGGATCTGGGGCGTGAAGGTCGGGGCGTCCCGACAGTCCACGTCGATATACAGCTCGTTGATCTTGACGCCGGTGGACTCGCCCGTGACGTAGGTGGACAGGATCGTGGCGCCGTCCGGCGGCGCGCCGAACCCCCAGGAACCGATGACCGTGCTCGGGGAGGCGGTGAACTGGGCGGCGGCCCCGGCGGTCAGCGCACCGGAGCCCAGGCGCACGGCCCACCAGGCGTCACCGTCCTCCCCGCGCGCGCGGATGCGGACCTGATGGCGGCGCTCGCCAGCGGGCGGGGAATCCACCGGCGTGCCCAGGATCATGGGCGAACCGGCGCCGGTCCAGGTCGCGTACGTCGCATCGGAGTCGTCCGAGGTGACCCCGTGGAGCGTGCCCGTGCTCGGCGTCCAGCCCACCCCCGAGGAGGTGGTGGACGGACGCAGCGTAGTGATCGAGCCCATTACTCAGACCTCCCCGTCATCGTGCCAAGGTAGCAGCGCCGAGACGCTCCAGGATGGCCTCAGCGGCCCGCTCTCCGGCTTCCGCTCCCTGCCCGTTGATCACGATGGCTCCGGCCTCGATCGTCACGCACATCCCCGAGGAGGAGCCGGAGAAGTCATCCGACCCGGACCCGCCCGTCCACCGGTCCGCGCTGGGGGAGCCGGTGAAGCTGGGAAGGTCACCGGTCCACTGGCCCAGGGTCTTCTGGATCGGTTCGAGCCGGTCCGCCAGGCCGTCCCGGAAACCGTCCATCACGAGCTGGCCGGACCTCCGCAGGATCTTCCGGTCCACCTCGGCCGGACCCTTCCAATCGGGCAGCATCGACGTCAAGGAGTTGAGGAGGCCCTGGACCCGGCCGAACCCAGCCCGGATGCCGGAGATCAGGCCGTCGATGATCTGGCGGCCCGCGCTGACCAGCCAGCCCCCGGCACCGGCCAGGGCGCCGGTCACCGTGCTCCGGATCGAGGTGATGGCGGAGCGCACGGTGTTGATGGCGTTACGGATGCCCGAGACCAGGCCGTTGATCAGGGTCCGGCCGGTGCTGATCAGCCAGTTACCGGCCGAGCTGACCGCGCTCATGATGGCGCCGCGCACGGTGTTGATGGCGCTACGCGCGGCGCTCATTCCGGCGCTGGCGATCGACTGGCCGAAGTTCTGCATGATCCGGAAACCGGCCGCGATAATCCCACCGATGACCTGAAGGACACCCTGGATAATGGCGGAATTGATCCGGAAGATTGCACCCAGGATTGACGGGATGGCCTTAATGAACGCCTGGTTAAGCGCCAGGATCAGCATAATGGCGGCCTGGGCCAATTGCGGACCATTGTCAATCAGCGCTTGGACGATGATCGGGATCAGCGTGTCCGAGATAAAGCTGATGAACATGTCCGCGTTCTGAGCCATTGCGTTGACAATGGTCAGGATCATGTCAAGGCCAGCCTGGATCAGGCCGGGGTTGTCCTGGAACAATTGCACGATCTGGGGAATCAGAGTCCCCGTGATAAACGTGGTGATGATTCCGACGTTGGCGGCCCACGCCTGGAGCAGCGTTTCAAACACGGCAAGGGCAGCCTGGAAGAATTGCGGGTTGTTCTGGAACAACTCCACGATTGCCGGAATGATCGTCCCCGTGATCGTGGAAACGATGATGCCCAGGTTGCTGGTCAGCCCATCCATCAATTGCTGGATCATCGTGATGCCCTGGCTCATCAGGGCCGGTCCCTGAGTCGAGAGCGTCTCCAGCAGCGTGGGGATGACCTGAGTCTGGATGGCAGTCACGATCTGGGGCATGGCCTGGCCGATGCCCTGGATGATGGCCGTGATGATGTTGATCCCGAGGAGCAGGAGCTGAGGCGCGGCCGAGATGAACGCGCTCAGGATCTGGGGGATGGCCTGAGTGAGCGCCGTCGCCACAGTCGGGAGCGCGGTCAACAGGCCCGTCACGAGACCCTGGATCAGCCGTAGGCCAGCCTGGATGATGATCGGGATCAACCCGATGAGGCCCGTCACCAGCGTGGTGACCAACTGGATGGCGGCCGGGATCAGGACCGGGAGGGCCGCTATCAGGCCGTCCACCAGGCCGTTGACCAACTGACCGGCGGCCGTGATGATCTTGGGCGCGCTCGATACCAGCGCGTTCACCAGGCCGGTCACGAGCTGGACCACGCCCTGGACGATCTGGGGGATGATCGTCGGGAGCGCGTCGGCCAGCCCGGTCACCATTTTGAGAATGGCTTCCGTGACTTGCTGGCGGAAAGCAATGATCTTTTCGATGATGGTCGGGAGATTAGCGACGAGGTAATCAAGTCCCCGGCTGATCAGTCCCTGGATGGCGGTAACCGCGAAGTCGAAACCTTCTCGCCAGGAGTCGAACCCTGAAATGAATTGCTTGGCGGAAGCGTAGGCCCGGCCAGCCCAGGCGATGAAATCGCCCAGCTTCACGATCAGGAAACTGATTCCATCAAAGAAGTCGTCAAAGAAGATCGCCAGCTCTGGGCTCGCGTCCGCAATCGTGGAGAACATCGTCCCGATTGCCGTACCGATCTTGGCGAGTCCACCACCGAATGCGGCCAGCACTGGCTCGCTGGCCTGGACCAGGTCCACGAACCCCGGTAGCGCATTCTCGATCAGCGCGATAAGGCCAGCGGTCAGGGGAGCGATAGCCGGGGCCAGCCCAGAGAACGCGGCCTTCAGTTGGGGGGCGACGCGGCCTATCAATTGCTCGAACTGGCCCAGGGCCGCAATCAGCGGCTGGAGGAGCGGCTGGGCGGCGGCCGTGAACTCCTCTTTCATCGAATCGGTCAGCCGCTTGGCGGCGGCCTTCAGCGCGGGCTCCTCCTTCAGGAGCACCACGCCGAGCCCGAGCGCGCCCAGGCCCACCCCGGCCGTGATGGCCGCGCCCAGCAGCGAGCCGATCACGGCCCCGGCGGCCAGCGCGATTCCACCGGCCACCGCCACCCCGATGGGGATCAGCGCGGGGCCGATCAGGGCCGGGATGCGCTGGATGCCCTTGGTGAGGAAGTTAGCGAACAGCGTTGCGGAGTCGGTGCCGGTGCGGCCGAACAGGCCCGCCAGGAACCGGCGGATACTGCTCTCGTCGGTGTTCTTCTGGAGGCTCCGCCCGATGTTCTTCCCAGCGGCCCTCCCGGCCGCGTCACCGGCGGCGGCCCCGGCCCGGTCACCCATGGCCACGAACTTGCCCTTGGAATCGCGGAGCTTGCCGTCCGCTCCCCGGGTGATGCCGTCGCCCAGCTCCTCCCCGGCCTGCTCACCGGAGCGCCGGGCCGCGTCCAGGTCGGCCTCCACCGGCACCGGGTCCAGCTTGATCCGTGACAATGCACGGTCAAGGTCCCGTTCGGTCTTACGGGCAAAGTCGCGTACGTCCCCCGTGACCTCTACCCGGGCGGAACCGACATCTGTCACGTGGTCAGCGTACGGGCCGTGAGATGTCACTGTCCCTCAGATCAAGGGGGCATCTCGGCTAGGATGGCCAGATGGATGTCTCACGCGCTCAGCTCTCGAACACCGGGGACATGGTTCAGGTGGTCGATCCTGAGTGGCCGTGGACCGTGGACGTATACCTGGACCAGAGGACCGACCGGCCCCGGGTCCGGGGCCTGGTCGTGTGGGCGCGTGACGGTGGCCCGGTCACCTCCACGGTCCTGGCCCAGATCCCCGTCCGCCAGCTCGCCAGCGTGGCCGCTAGCGCGCTGGCTGGGGAGGGCGAGGCCCAATACCGGATGCTGGCTAAGCCTCGCCCAGCGGGCTCCCGGGGCTGGCCCCCGGACCACTTTCAGCGGGTGGCCCGGGTAGCTGCCTGGGCGCGTTCGACGGGCCGCCCCGGCGGGGCCGCTGGGGCCGTGGCTGAGTTCTGGGGCGTGCATTATCGGACGGCGCGCCGGTGGATTTCACGCCTGTCTTAGGCCGGGGTCCGGCAAAGGTCTCGAACTCCGTCATCACGCGCTCGGTGGGCTGGCGCTTCTTGCCCTTCTGGGTCAGCGCCTCGTTCTCCAAGATGGCCAGGAACTTGTCCAGGTTCTCCTTGCTCAGCCCCTCGGTGATCGTGACGTAGAGCGCGTCAAGGGCGGCGCCCAGAGGTTGCTCGTCCCAGCGGAAACCGCGCCGGGCCAGCGTGCCGTTGACGGCCGCCCACTGGCTGTTTGCCACCGTGGCGAGCACGAACGCGGAGTGGAACGAGCGACCGGCGGCGGTCTCGATGGCGTCCGAGAGAGATTCGGCCAGCTCGTCCCGGGTCACCCTCCCCTCCAGCAAGAGATCGTCCAGGTTGAACGGGTCCTCCGGAGTTGACACGACAAAGTCAAGGATCTGGGCGAGGTCGCCGGAGACCAGCACCGGCCACCAGTCCACAGCGGGGAGGGCCGGAACGTCGAACGTCCGGCCCCCCAGCTCCAGCTCAATGGCCCAGCACCGCATGGAAGCGAGCGGGTCCACCTCCACGGTCAGGCCCTCGCCCACTCCAGGAGCCGGTCCACCGTCACCGGGGGCATGGCGCCGTCCCACCTCGGCGCGTGCTCCAGCTCGATCACACCCGCGAAGTCGTCCCAGTGCGAGAGCTTGTAGTGGTACGTGATCGGCCCGGTGGGGAGGTTGACCCCCACGATGAAGTACCCGCCCTCGAACATCGGGCTGTCCTCGGGGTGGTGGGCCTTGCTCCGCCAGGCGTCCAGCGAGAGCGCCCGGCACAGTGCGGCGGTCAGCGCGCGGCGGTGGTCGTACAGCTCGCCGAACGTGTGGTGGCCGTCGCTGACCTCGATGTGGCTGGCCAGCACATCGATACGGACCGTCTGGCCCTCGTGGGTGGTGACCCGGTACTCCTCGTCCCCGATGCTCATCAGTCGGTCCTCGGCTCGTTGAACGTCGGGGGGAGCACGACCTGGCGCGGCCGGGGCACCGATCCGGCGCGGCCGGTGTCGTTGCGGATGCCCGCACGGACCGCCCAGTCCTTGGCCGTGATGAGGCCGTTCAGCGCGTGGGTCAGCTCGGGGCTGTCCTTGATGCTGGTGATCAGCTCCACGGCGGTCTGGTAGAACGGCCGCGCGTAGTTCTGGAGCGCCTCGGGGAGGTGGGCGAACGTGAGCCACTGGAGGGCGTCACGGACGGCCGGAAACCGGAGCTTGGTCAGGTGCTCCGCGTGCTCGCGCGTGCCCAGCACAGTGGACGGATCGGGCGGGGTGCCCAGGGACATCATGGCTTGGTCGCCTTCTTCCTCTTGGCTCGATAGCTTCGCTGGAGGGCCTCGCGCTCACGGCGTATCCGCTTGATCTCGCGTCGCTCGTCCGCGCGGCGCTGAGTGCGTCGGCCCCGGGAGTTCACGGGGTCTTCCGGCGCGCCTTCTTGGTGGGCTTGGCGGCGGCGCGCCGGGTCTCGCGGTTGCCCTCCTGCTCGGCGGCGGTGGCGAACGCCTCCACCGTGAGGTTGATCAGGGCGGCGGTCTCCATCAGGCCGATGGTCCCGGCCAGCATTTCATCGTCCAGCCAGTCCTTGTCCGTCTGGTGGGCGAGCACGGAATCGATGATGAGCCGGGTCCGCTCCAGGGCGCGCATCACCTGTTCGCCGTTCCAGCCCTTGACGTCAGCCGCCTGGAGCTGGGTCAGCGTGCGCTTCCAGACCAGGAGCTGTTCCGGGCTGGGCATCTTGACCCAGATCTTGCGGTCCTTGAAATCGATCTCCAGCTCCGGCATCACGGCAACCGTGGCCTGAGCCGGAGCCTCCCCACTCTGTTCGGTCATGGTGCCACCATACCCCAGGGTGAGGGGACATCTCAGCCGATGGTGACGGTGAACCCCTCCTGGGCGGCCACCTCGCGGAGCGCCTGGGCCAGGTACGGGCGCCCGGCCCGCGCGGGCTGGTGCACCGAGCGCGCGAACACGACCCGGCCGTCCACCACGAACCGGAGACGCGCGTTCGGCCGGTTGCCCTTGGGCCGGATGGTCAGCGCGCGCCGCCCGTTGTGCACGGCCGCCGCGTACTCCGCCGTGTAGGTGACGCCACCGATGACCAGGGAACCCCGGTCGCTGGCCAGGTCCGGCTGACCGCTGGCCCGTAGCGGCCCGTTGTCGACGGGGACCAGCACCTGGGAGCGGGTGTACGTCCGGCGCACCACGCGGTTGACAGCCTTACGCGCGGCGTCCATACCCTCCCCGTGCAGGGCGGGACGGTTGATGCGGAGCGAGTGCGCGACCATGCTGCGAGGTTACCTCTCGGGCTTGTGATCAAGGAAGCAATGCCTGTAAAGTTCGACCATGGGTAACGAGGAAGTCACCGAGAATAGGTCTGACCCTTCCGGGATCAACTGTCCGGCGGCGCTCCCGCTGTGCTCGTGCGGGGTACGCGGGTGCCCGGACGAGGCCCGGCACATGCGAGTGCGCCGGACCACGAGCCGGTGGCGCTGGGAGAAGTAGCGGCCGGTGGCCGGGTCAGCTCTCTGGCCCGGCCTCGCTGCAATCGCACGCCGGACCCTGGATCGTGATGGGCATCAACCCACCGACACAGCCGCCCTGGACCTCGATCGGTTGCCAGGTACCGGCGAGAACCCGGCCGGACCGGCCTTGTTTCGCGTCGATGAAACAGCACAGCGCGCGCCGCATCGCCGCCGCTCCGTCCATCACGCCCTGGACAGCCTCGTCCCACTCGTCCGCCGTGGGGATGGTGGTCTCATCACCCACCGGCGCGCACCGGATGTAGCCCAGCTCCAAGGTCACGGCCCACGCTTTCACCCCGCCCCGGATCGGCTGGGGGTCCTGCACGGGGAACACACCCGAGCTGGGCACGAACGAGGCGGGCCGGACCCAGGCCAGCCCCTCGCAGCACTCATCCTGCGAGGTGCTCAGGAGGTGGGCCACCACGTTGCCGGGGCGGAATTGGACGTAGGTCGGAGGGTTGGCCAGCTTCAGGAGTTCCTGGTCATAGCACTCCAGCAGCTCGCGCGCCAGTGGCATGACCATGGGGTCCGCAACGGGTGCCATCAGCTCCCCGTCCCGATCACCGTGATGCGGTCGCACGCCTCGGGGAGGTCGAGCGAGAGCAACAGAGGCGGGCTCCGGCGCTTGCTCGGATTGAGCGCGCTGATCACCTCGTCCACGAACTTGACCCCGGTCTTACCGTCCCCGGGGTCGGCGGGCTCCAGCTCGATCTCCACGCCCTGGCGGGACAGCCGGGTCATCTTGGCGGGCAGCGCGCACACCGCGCCCACGATGCTCTTGGCGTACTCACAGGCCAGCATGGCGGTAGCGATAGCCAGGGCCTCGGGCAGCGCCCGGCCCAGGGCGTACGTCACCGTGAACGATCCCACCTCGCCCTCGTCGGCCGTGAAGTTCTGGCACGCGGGCCAGCACTCGCCATCGACCCGGACCAGGAGCCACGCGCCGCCGGTGATGTCCACTCGGTACGCGCTGGCAGGGATCACCTCGTCGTCCACGGTGACCTCGTCCACGCTGGCCACCGGGCCACGCAGGACCACGGCGCACGCGGACGAACCACAGCACGCGGTGGCGCACCCGGAGTTAAACCAGCGGCCAGCGAACAGGAACGGGCCGCCCGGCACGCCGATACCGGCGTGACCTGGCGCCACGGGGAAGTCCTGGTAGACCAGCTCGGCCCCACCGCCCTGGCTGGGCCGCACCGTCACCGGGCAAGCTCCGTACTGGCGCCCGGTCGCGGCCCACAGGTACGTGGAGGCGAGCCACAGCGCGGTGTCCTTGGTGGCCTGGGGGTAGTCAGCCCAGCCCGAACACATATCGGTCGGAACGACCACATCCCACGAGCACGGAACCGCCATCAACAATCCCCTCCTGGGAATGACTTTACAGGTCGGGCTGTCTCGGGGTATCCGGTCAGCACCCGGGGAGTCCAGGGCCACGGGGACACCGGGCACCCGGCCTCACCGTTCGACCCGGCGGCGGCCACCGCGAGGTTGAGCCCGAGGGCCGCCGCGCCGCGCGCCGCACGCTCGCCGGTGGCGGCCACCGCGAGGCCCAGGCCTACGGCCGCCGCGCCCTGAGAGGCTCTCTCCCCGGCGGCGGCCGGTGCGAGTCCGAGAGTGAGGGCCACCGCTCCCTGAGCCCGTGCCGTGCCGCTGGCGGCCACCGCGAGGCCGAGCCCGAGGGCGGCCGATCCTTCCGCGTCCGCGCCGCCGGTGGCGGCCACCGCGAGGTCCAGGCCCAGGCCCACCGTGCCCTCGGCCGGTGTCCCGCCGTCCGGCTCAAACACGAGGTCTACGAAGTAGCACCCGTCGTTGAAGTTGTTGGTGGGGAACACGACGTCCGGGCCGCCGGGGCTGCCCATGTCGTTGAACCGGCCCGCCTGGAGGCCGGTACTCAGGTCACCGTTCGTGATGGGCCAGGGCGAAGAGGCGCCGCCGGAGTTCGGGTATCGGCCCGGGGTGCGGATCGCTGCGCAGTAGGTGACCCCGGCCAGGACCGCCACCGGTGGACTGAGGGCCACCTGGTTCCAGTCGTTGAGCGTCCCGGGGGAGGCGAACTCCACATCTACGGGGTCGCTGATCTTGGCGCTGTCCGAGGTACGGAACAGCGCCGCCTTGACCGGCACGCCACCGGGCTGGGGAGTGGAGGGGAACCACCAGCGGATGTGCGTGACGGTGCCGTCCACGGCCGGTGTGAAGTACGTCCCGAGGGAATACACCGTGTTGTCGCTGAGGTCCGGGCTGACCGGGACCTGGGAGGTGAACAGCGTCTGGGCCATCGTCGGCCCCCGATCAGGTGCTGGAGCCGGTGATGGTCAGCGCGGTGATGTCGTACTCTCCGGCCGCGTTGAACGCCTGGTCCCCCGTCAGCGCGTCGTACCCGTAGAACGTCCCGGCCGCGTTCGCGCTGAAGAACAGCGCGTGGGTGGCGCCAGCGGCCGGGGTGCCGGTGTACGAGTAGGGCAGCCCGTTGGCCGTGATCACGCCAGCGGCCACCGTGCTGGTGAGCTGGCGGCGCTGGGCGGACGTCTGGTCCCCGGCGGTCGGACCGCTTCCCACCGCGACCCAGACAACGGCCTCGTTACCGTCCTCCAGAACGGCGGTAATACCGGCGGTGTTCAGTGGCATGGCGGCCTCCTCGGGGCTCTGCTGCTCAGCGTACAGAACAGGCCCGCCAGGAGACATCCCCGGCGGGCCTGTTGACAGTTCATTGTCAGGGCGTGGTCTGAGTGTTCGCCCCGCCCTCGCCCCGACACGCGGGGCAGACCTTCGTCTGGCTGGGATTCTTAGGGTCCGGAACTTTCATCTTGCCCCTGCACGTCTGGCACGTCCTCCAGACCATCAGATGACCTCTGTATGGATCTCACCAGCACCGTTGCAAGCGGGGCAAGTCTTCCGCTCCCACTGACCGGGCTTGACCTCTACCAGGATGGTCTTCTGTCCGTGGCACGTCTGGCACGTCCTCTTGGGCACGCCGCTACTTCTTCTTCCGGGCCGCCAGCGCGTCCCGGATGCCGGAGCCGAACCCCTGCTTGATGGACTGCCCCTGGTTGTACTCCATCCCCGCGCCCTTTTTGGTCACCCGGATGACGTGATCCGTCGCCTGGACCTGGGGGTGGTTGCGCAACGCTTCCTTGGCGGCCTTCTCGCTCTTCTTCACCACAGCCTCTCCCCAGCGGGGCACCTCCCCGCCGTGCCCTCTACTTTACAGGCTCGACGGGGAGGTGTCCACTCAGGAGCTGAGCGACTGGCAACCGCACTCCGGCTCCGGCGGCGCAAGCTGGGTCCAGATCGGAAGGTGGTGCGTGTCGCTGGCGATAGCCGTGAACAGCGGCGACGGGTCGCCATTGAGGTCCCGGACCACGTCATACGGGCCGACACCCCACGGGGTGCCCTTCCGCGTCCGGCCCACCACCGTGAAGGTGATCAGGTCGTTGGTGATCACGATGTCCTCGGACAGCGCGCCCTCCACGACCCAGGGCAGGAGGTTGTATCCGAAGAACGGGAACGTGTCACCGGGGAGGCACTCCTCCTCGGCGTTGCCCATCCAGGCCTCCAGAGCGAAGTTCGCGGTGGCGAAGTCCGACTCCGTGACGGGGAACCCGATGGTGTTGCCCTGGTCGTCCAGGTACGGCTGGAGACCCGTGATGATGGTGAACAGCTCGGGGTCCACCTCCTGGAAGACCATCGACACCGCGTACCAGTTGAGGCTCGGCGCGCTCCGCTGGTTGACGATGGCCCGGCCCTTGGCGTTGCGCTGGAGGAAGCGTTCCCCCTCCTCGGACTCCGGGGTCAGCGTGACCGAGACGTAGCCGTCCGACACCGCGAAAGCACAGTCCCCGAACTCCGGGTTACCGCACTCGTCCAGGCGCGTGACGCGCACGGTCTCCCCCTGAAGGGGCTTAGCGCACAGCAGATTCGCCATTACGAACCCTCCAACGGGTTGAACTCCGCGCGACCCGCGAAGCACTCGAAAGCGACCGAGTAGGCGCGCTCGGCCACCAGGACAACCTCGTTCGACGCGTTCTCAAACGAGGAGTAGACCGAGATCTCCGGCGCGCGCCAGACCGTGGTCTGACCCGTGACGATGACCTCCCCGGACGGGTACGCGCCGAACGCCCAGACGCTTCCCATCGGGGTGACCTTGCGCTGGCCATCGACGATGATCAGCCCGGCCTCAGCCGCGAACGCGGCCAC